TCAGCCCCGGGACACCAGCTCGATGGTCAGCGGGGCCGCCGATTCGAGGTCGATCGTGTCTCCGGCGTCCTCGGGCAGAGCCTCGTCGGGAAGGTCGGCGGGCACCACGACCAGCATCGTGTGAGGGCGGGGAAGCCAGCCCACATCCTGGGGAGGGTCGTAGCGGCCGATGTCGATGACCCGCACCAGCGTCTCGGGGACGCCCACGAGGCAGCTGTCACCGACACGAAGGTCCGACGGCTCGGGCTCGGTCCTGAACAGGCTCATGATCCGTTCGATGGAGCCGGCCGGGACCGCGAAGGCCCGCCGGCCGTTCCACCCGATCCCGGACTCCGGATCGATCTCGCCCAACGGCCACTCCACAGAGGCGTGGAAGGACGACACGTGGGCCACCCTCGCCCGCGCCTGCGGGCAGCTCACCCGCAGGACGTCGCCGACCCGGAAGTCGCGACGCGACGCGTCCTCACCCATCTCGTCCGCCCCCGCCCCGAAGACACAGCACACCCTGCTCCACCACCGGATCACTCGCCGGCAGCTCGCGCACCCTCGCCCCCTGACCGGCTGTCGATCCCGGCGGACGGCCGACGGCCGCCGCTGACGTGTCGGTGTCGGCCGCGTACGCCGAAGGCCCCCCACCGTTCCCGGTGGGGGGCCTTCGTGTCTGGTGGGGCTAACAGGATTTGAACCTGTGGCCTCATCCTTATCAGGCCCGGCGTCAGAATCAGGATCGCCGCTGGTAGACGAACTGCCAGGTCAAGACCCATCTACACGGCCCTACACCGCTAAACCTCATGCGACCCCCGCCCAGCCCACTCTGGTCCCGGACTCGTTCCGGACTCCGCCGGACTCTCCGGCGACCATCCTGAGCTGCGCGAATCCGGGCTCCGCGCCCTCCAGTGCCGCGAGCACCTGGCCCGCGTAGTCCGCCGACGCGTGCGTGTAGAGCCACGTCACCTCGCCCGCCCGCTCGTGCCCGAGGATTTCCTGAGTGATCGCCTCCGGGACACCGAGGGCGTGCAACTTCGAGGCGAAGGTGTGCCGCTGATCGTGGAAGTCCGGCCACCAGTCCGTCCTCTTCCTCTCCACCTTCTTCATCCGCCCCGTGTCCGGGTCCTCGACCTCCTCGACCCAGGTCTTCACGACCTTCCGGGCGATCCCGGCCTTGTCGATAGCGTCAACCCACCGGCGCCGGAGGCTGCTCCGGCGCAGCGGTGCCCGGTATCGCTCCCCACCCCCGCCCTGCTTCTTCGACCCGCGGCGAACCGCGTTCCGGCCGTGAAAGACGAGCTCGTCGGGCAGCAGCCCGTCGGCCACGTCGGACAGGTTGCGGCTGGCGTCCGGCTCGGCGGCCCAGAGGCCCCGGAGCAGCTCAACCGCGGTTTCGGTGAGCGGCACGGTGCGCAGCCCGGCGTCCGACTTGGGGTAAGCCTTCCTCTTGATGTGCCCGCCCGGCTCGATCAGCACCTCGCGGACCTGGAGTCGGCGGGAGGCGAGGTCTACGCGGCACCAGCGGAGGCCGGCGAGCTCCCCGAACCGGAGCCCCGTTTCCTCGGCGAGCTGCTGCACGGGGCGGAGGTACTCGGGGAGCTGCTCGCGGACCAGGGCGAGCTGCTCGACGGTCGGCGGCCGCTTGTCGTCGGGGTGCTTACCCTTCCCGGACGGCAGCTTGATGCCGTCGCACGGGTTGAAGGGGATACGCCGGTCGTGCTTGGCGGCGGTGAGCATGCGGTCGAGGACCTGAAATGCCTTCGTGACGCTCGACGCGGCGAGCGGCCCGCCGTTCCCGTCCCAGATGGAGTTCACCCAGTTCTGGACGTCGAGCCAGGTGATGTCCACGAGCCGCACACCGCCGAATCGGCGCTCGACGTGGTTGCGCCAGGACCGGCTGTCCCGGTCGATGGTGTTCTCCTCCAGCTGCGCAGTCTGCGACTCCCACCAGAGCGGATGCCACTTCGTCAGCGTGATCTCGCCGCGGGCGGGGTCCATCCACCGGCGCTCGCGCACTTCCGTGCGGAACCGGTCCAGGAAGGCGTTGGCGTCGTCCTCGATGTCGAAGTTCTTCGCCTGCTCGCGTTGGCCGGGCGGCGTGTATCGCGCCTGCCAGGAGCCGATGCATTCCTTCATCTTGGCCCGGTTTCCCGGGTACTTGGCCAGGCAAAGCTTGCAGCCGCAGCGCTTGCTGCGGACCTGGCGCGGGTTCGCTGTTGTGCTCTTACGTCCCACGGTGGCGTCCTTGATCAGAGTGGGCCGGCGGCGATGGCTTCGCGCGGGATGGTGATGGGGTCACCGCAGAAGCAGGTGAGTCCGCCGCCGGGTGTGGTGGGTGCGCCGAGGTCGGCCAGGAGCGCCGCGAGGTCTCTGATCAGGGTGTGGTGGTGGGTGCCCCCTTGGACGGTGATGGTGATCTCGTCCGGGTCCCAAAGTGCGGTCTCCGACTGGACGGTGTCGGCTACGGCGATGAGAGTGCACACAGATATCCCCCAGGGCTCGCAAAGGTGCGGTAGCCGCTACGGGAGGACAGCGGAGGTTGAACAGTACATCTGTGCGCGGAAGTGATGCAGGTGTTTCGTCATATGCATTCGGAAGACTGAATTCCCCCTTGAATTAGGCAACCCTTAGCCACTATTGCGAGGCGCGAGCGCCGGCCAGCATGGCCTCGGCGGACTGAATGAGCGCGCGCTGCCCCTTGGTCGGGAGCTGCCGGTAGATGTCGAGGAGACGCTGCTCGCGCTCCTCGTCGGTCGGGCCAGGCACGGGGCGGCCGGCCGCCTCGAAGAGCTGGCGGGTGACGACGTCGGCGCCCCACCCGCGCAGGATGTTCGTCAGCGCGCGCAGGTCGTCCGGGTTGATCCGGCTGGTCCCCCTGGTGCGGTTCATCCAGGCGTTGAGGGTCGGGTACTTGATGCCGGCTGCCTCCGCCAGCTCCTTCTGCGTCTTGTCGCCCGTCTCTTCGAGGAGGCGGGTGAGTAGTGCTGCCAGGTCCTCGCCGGTGGGGGCGGGGTCCTCGGCGGCGCGCACGGGGTGGTCGCCGGGGTGGTTCGGGCCTGTAGTCACACAGCGCAGAATTCCGCATCTGCATCTACATCCGCAAGTAGATCCCAACAGCTTGACCCGTAATTGACGGCGCACCGGCGCATCTACATGACCCCTGTGCGCCCCCACCCGGCACGCCCTCACCCCCAGCGAGCCCCCTTGACTCGATCTGCATCTACATGCAGACTGTAGACATCGCAGGTCAGAACGGCTCGCGTAACCCCTATTCGGCCATGCGCCGGAGGACACCATGCGACGACTGGACAAGGGAGCCCCGCTCCGAGCCGCCATAAGGGCGGCCGGGCTGGACATCCCGCACCTCGCCGCCCGAACGAAGGAGCTCGACCCGACGGGCAAGGGCCTCTCGCCCGCGTACGTCGGCTTCATCGCCGGGACCGGCAAAAGCGCCCGCGAGGACTGCTCCGAGCGGGCCGCCGAGCTCATCGCCCAGGCCCTCGACCAGGAGGTCACCGCGCTGTTCGAGCCGGTCTTCTTCACGGTCGTGGAATCTACATCTACAAGCAGATCGACGACTGAGGTTTCCGGAAAGTCGGTGGCGCGGAAGGCCGCGCCGCTGCCGGAGCAGCTGCTCGACCAGCGCGAGCTGTCCGCGTTCCTGCGGAAGTCGCCGAGCTGGATCGACGCGCAGATCAAGGCGGCGAAGGAGGCCGGCCGTATGTGGCCGGGCCTGCACTACGTCGGTCGCAGTCGACGCTTCGACCCGAGGGCGGTCCTCGACGGGATGCGCGACCAGCGCACCCAGATCTCCGCCTGACACACCGCGGGGTCGCCCGCACCGCCAAGTACCGGACGACCCCAGACCCACCACCACACCAGAGAACGGGAGGCAGGCCGTGAAACCACAGGCTAGCCCCAAGATCACCCCGCCGAGGGCGGGACGGGAGCCGGAGCTCCTCGTCCGCGCCCGAGCTGGCGACCGGGAGGCATTCGCCACCCTCTACAACGAGCACGCCCCGGAAGTGTCCCGGTATATCCGAGGCCGCGTCCGGGACATGCACCTCGCCGAGGACCTCACGAGCGAGACGTTTCTCCGCGCGCTGCGCCGTATCTCCACGTTCACCTGGCAGGGCCGCGACTTCGGCGCCTGGCTGGTCACGATCGCCCGCAACCTGATCGTCGACCACTTCAAGACCGCACGGGCCCGGCTGGAGGTCGTCGTCGCCGTCACGCTCGACGGCGACGTCCTGGTCGACAGCGCGGAGGACGAGGGGTTGCGCGAGCTCGCCGCCATCGAGGCCGCTGACACCCTGCACACCGCCCTCCTGGCACTCACCCCCGACCAGTACGGCGCGGTCCAGCTCCGCTACCTCGGGCAGCTGTCGCTCCGGGAGACCGCCACGGCGATGCACCGGAGCGAGGGCAGCATCAAGCAGCTCACGCACCGGGGCCTGGCCACAATGCGCCGCCGTCTGGCGGTGGCGGCATGAACGGAAACCTCCCTCAGGCCATCACGATGATCCGTGAGCTGCTCGCCGGTGACGGCGACGTCGCGAGCGCCATCGGTCACGCCCTCGACGGAGCCGGCCTTCTGGTCGACCCCGAGCGCACCTTCGGCGCGGTGCTTCGCCGCACCCCGCAGGGCTGGGCCCCGGTCGCACCGGCCACGCAGCCCGCGCCGCCGGAGCCGACGGAATTGGAGCAGCAGGCATCGGACTGGGACACGGCGTGCCAGCGCGCCGCGCAGCTGGTCGACGTTGTCCGCGCCACCTACGCCGCCGAGCCCGACTTCGTCGGTGTCCGGGCCGACAAGGACACCGTCGTCATCAGTCTCCAGATCGCCGAGCTGTCCCGGTGGGCCGGGTGGATGTCCACCCTGGGCATCGTCGAGCACCAGCTGACCGGCCTCGACTACGTGGTGTGCGGCCGGACGACGATCGGTGACGTGCCGGTCAGCGTGCTGGCGTACGACCTGCCCGAGGTGCAGCTCGTCGTCCAGGCCAAGGCCCGCCGCCCGTATCGGCATGCCGGGCTCATCTACGACCTGGCCGTCGGGCACAAGGACATCACCGGCGACACCTGGTACTTCCACGGCGACTACTCGGCGGAGGGGATGCCCCTGCTGTCGAAGGACGGCCGGCCGGAGCGGTACAGCCTGGCCGGCGTGGTCGACATGCTCGGCCCGATTCTCCCCGTCCGTGAGCCGGTCACGGCCGCGCAGGGCGGTGAGCGCGGATGAACGCCATCACCACCATGCCCGCGACCGTCGAGCTGTTCGACGGCACGGTCACCCTGACCGACTGGGCGCTGACCGAGCTGTCCCCCGACTTCTACGGGCACAGCTACATGCAGATCGGCGGCTGGCTGCCCGAGGGCTACCAGCCGGGCCTGATCTCGCAGGGCACCAACCACATGGTCCGCGCGGACCTGCCGGGCATCGCCGACGTCGCCCAGGCCGTGAACGTGACGGTCGAGACGAAGGGGTACGGCGGCTCCCGACGCTTCATGAAGATCCAGTGGCGGCACCGGTCCGCCCCGGCCGAGCTGGGCGAGATGCTCGGCTGCTCCGCGATGGGCTGCCGTTTCGGAGAGTGGTCCTCGAAGGCCGAGGAGCGGGGCTGGGTCCGGCACGGTAGCGGCTGGCTGTGCGTGCAGTGCGCGGACGCCGCAGAGGAGCGCGCCGAGATCGTCGCCCGCATTGACGCCGGGACCTGGGGAGCGCCGGCGCTCAGCTACCGGGCTCAGCAGCTGCTCGCCCACATCCAGGACGACCCCGGCACCCGGTGGCAGACCGGGCGCGCGGAGCAGGTGTACGCGGACCTCGGCTACCCGAAGCGCGGCCGCCGCCACAACGCCCGGGGCGACCTGAACGAGCTCGCCGCCCGCGGCCTCCTCGTGCCCCACGGCCCCGCCGACGGCCGGTACTTCCTCCTCGCCCAGCCCAAGGACGGTGCCTGATGGCCGCCACCAAGCCGCAGAAGGTGTGGAACAAGGGCATGGCCAGTGAGCCGAAGCCGCCCCGCGCCGTGGAGACGACCGTCCGGTGCACGACCACCGGCTGTGGCGCCCAGCCCGGTGGGGTCCGCCAGATCCCCAGCTGGATCGCGATCGAGGTCGTCGGGTCCACGGAGCCGAAGCGCCTGTTCTGCTCCTGGGACTGCGCCGCCTACGGGTCCGCCCTCGCCGAACTCCGTGTCGGGGGTGGCCAGTGACCGGGCCCGAGCACTACCGCGAGGCCGAGCGACGCCTCCTCATGGCGTGGGAAGACGACTCCACTCAGGAACGGTCCACTCAGCTGGTAGCCGAGGCGCAGGTGCACGCCACCCTCGCTCTCGTCGCCGCGACCGCCATGCAGGCCGCCGTGGACGGCTTCGAGCCGGGCATGAGCGGCCCCGAGTTCGCCGCCTGGCACAAGACCGCAGGCGTGAAGTCGGGTGAGAACGGATGAGCGCCTACTCCCGCGCCTACCAGGGCCTCGTCAAGGGCGGCATGTCCGCGACCGAGGCCGCGAACCTTCTCGGTGAGCTGCGGGCGGAGATGGGGGCGGAGCTTTCCGCCGGCGTTCTCGCCCGGGCCGCCGAGATGTACGGCCAGAAGCAGCCCGACGACTCCAAGGCCATCGCCCGCCGCCGTACCGCCCGGTTCGGCGCGGTCCGCGACGCCGCCGCCTGGCTGATCACCGCCACCGCGACCGGCCGCCTCACCACCACCCCGCAGCAGCGCGACCACCGGAGCAACACGTGAACGCCTTCTCCTTCGCCCCCGCCACCCGAGAGACCGCGCGGGCCCGCATCGCCCTCCAGGGCCCCGGCGGCTCCGGCAAGACCAAGACCGGCCTCCGCCTCGCCGAGAAGTTCGCGAACGGCGGCCCGATCGGCGTCATCGACACCGAGCGCGGCTCGGCCCTGAAGTACGCCCCCGTCCCGGGCCGCCCCGACCTCGGCGGCCACCAGTTCATGCACCTGCCTATGGCGTTCTGCTCCCCCGAGAACCTGATTGCGGCCGTCCGCGCCGCCGAGGAAGCACGGATCGCTGTCCTCTTCGTCGACTCCTGGTCCCACTTCTGGGCGGGCAAGGGCGGCCTCCTCGCCCGCGTCGAGGAGGAATCGAAGAAGGCTTCGAACCGGGGCGGGAAGTTCACCGCCTGGGCCCCGGTCAACGACCTCGAACAGGACATGCTCGACGCCCTGCTGAACTTCCCCGGCCACGTCATCGTCTCGATGCGGACGAAAAACGACTACTCGATGGAGGGCAAGACCGTCACGAAGGTCGGTGTGAAGACCGTCCAGCGTGAGGGCTCGGAGTACGAGTTCGACGTCGTGATCGACATGATCGAGGGCACCGGGACCGTCACCAAGACCCGGTACGAGCCCCTCTACAACGCAAGCGTGCACCACCCGGGCGAGGACTTCGCCGAGGTGATCCTTGAGCAGCTCGGCCAGGGCGTCGACCCGGTCGCGGCGATTGTGGACGCGGCGGCCGACGACGAGCTCACCCTCGACGCGGTCCTTCAGCTCTCGGCCGACGCGGCCCGCCGCAACCTGCGCCAGGCCCAGATCCTGCACCCCACCGGAGGGCAGCCCACGACGGTCGATGCCCTGCTCCGTGAGCGCCTGGGCGACGTCGTCACCGCCCTCCTCGCCAACGAGTCGATGACGTACGACCGCGCGATCGAGCTGCACCGCCGAGCCGAGGCCGACGGATGGATCGCGGTGGAGCGGATGGTCGAGGAGGACGGCAACCTGGTCGTGTTCACCCTCGGCGACCTGATCAAGGCCCGAGGTACGGCGCTCAGGCCCACGCCGCAGAAGGCACCGGAGAACTCGACCCCGAGCACCGGCAACGCCACTGCTGCCTCCACCAGCCACCAGCCCGGGAGTGAGGCGGTGACGGCCCCGCAGTCGCGGAAGATCTTCGCCACCCTCGCCGGGCTCGGCTTCGACAACGGCGACCGGGAGCGCCGCCTCCGCGCCATCAGCCTCATCGTCGGCCGCCAGGTCCCCACGCAGAACGACCTGACGTTCGGGGAGGCCGCGGTCGTCATCGAGACGCTCGACGGCTTCACCGGTGACGACGCGGCCGGCCGCTTCCGGGAGCACCTGAACGAGCTCCTGGACGCCGCCAAGCAGCCCGCCCACGCCTGATCCACCACTGACTGCGGGCCCGGCCGCCGACTCCCGGCCGGGCCCGCACCACCCCAGAGAGGAGGACCCCACAGTGGTGGACCCCACCCCCGAGCAGCGCGACGCCATCGACACCTACGGCGACGGTATCGACCTCGTACTCCAGGCCGGCGCAGGCTGCGGGAAGAGCTCGACGCTCAAGATGATCGCGAAGTCGGACCCGCGCCGGAACATGGCGTACGTCGCGTACAACAAGGCCATCGCCGCCGACGCGAGCCGCTCCTTCCCGGCGACGGTGCTGTGCAAGACCGGCCACGCGCTGGCCTTCGACCCGAGGCACCTGCCCCGGCTCAACATGCCCCGGCAGACCGCCCACGCCGCCGCCCAGGCGCTCGACGTGAAGCGCATCCTCGGCATCATCGGTTCCACGCCGTCAATCCCGACCGACGTCGGGCCCCGGAAGCCCATGACCGGCAAGATCATCATGCGGGCGGCGCTCGACACGATCGAGCGTTGGTGCCACAGCTCCGACCCCGAGATCCGGAAGTGGCACGTCCCGCAGTACGACGGTCTCACCGGCGAGCAGCCCCGCACCGAACTCCTCGCCCTGGTCCTTCCCGTGGCGCTCGCCGCGTGGGCCGACCTCACCGACGAGACCGGCGTACTCAAGCTGTCCCACGACCACTACCTGAAGATGTGGGCGCTCAGCGGCCCGAAGCTCCAGACGGACGTGGTGCTCCTCGATGAGGCGCAGGACACTAACGACGTCCTCAGCGCGGTGCTCCTGGACCAGGACCACGCCCAGCGGATCGCAGTCGGCGACTCTGCCCAGCAGATCTACAGCTGGCGCGGCGCGAACGACGCCCTGGCCCGCTTCGTCCGCGAGCTCGGCGCACCCGAGCTGACGCTCAGCCAGTCCTTCCGGTTCGGCCCGGCCATCGCCGCCGAGGCCAACCGCTGGCTCCGCGTCATCGACGCCCCCCTCCGCCTCACCGGCTACGACCAGGCCGACTCCACCGTCGGCCCTGTCGCCAACCCGGACGCGATCCTCTGCCGCAGCAACAGCGGTGCCATGGGCATCGTGATGGAGGGCCTGGCCGCCGGCCGATCCGTCGCCCTCGTCGGCGGAGGCGGGGACATCAAGTCGTTGGCCTGGGCCGCCGAAGCGCTCCAGTCCGGGCAGCCGACCGACCACCCCGAGCTCATGGGCTTCCCGTCGTGGGACGCGGTGTGCGAGTACGCCGAGGAGGAGGACGGCTCGCTCAAGGTGCTCGTGAAGCTGATCAACGAGCACGGCACCGGCCCGATCCTCGCGGCGGCCGACGCTCTGGTCGCCGAGAACCGCGCGGAGCTCGTCGTCTCGACCGCGCACAAGGCGAAGGGCCGCGAGTGGCCCGCCGTCCGGATCCACTCGGACTTCCGGGCCCCGAAGCCGGACCCCAAGTCGGGGCACATCCTCCTCCCGCGCGAGGAGGGCCGGCTCGCGTACGTCGCGGTGACCAGGGCCCGCCAGCGGCTCGACGCCGAGGCCTTCGCCTGGGTCGACACCATCACGGCGGTGAGCGGATGAGCGTCTTCGAGTGGGTCGTCATCGGCCTCGTCGCCTGCTGGGCCGCTGTGATCGCGGGGGCGGGTGTCCTGCTCCGCATCGCCGCCGAGGAGGACGACTTCGAGGCCGGCCTCGACCGCCTCCGTGCCGCCATCGCCACCGCGGACATTGAGACCGCGCCCGGCGGCCCGTCCGCCGACCTCATCGACTGCTGGGGCATCTGGCCCGACGCCCCCATCCACATCGGAGAGGACGGCACCCGATGACCCCGACCAACATCCCGTGGGGCCTCGCCGCCTGCCTGGGCTGCGACACGGACACCTGGTTTCCCGAGGGCCGTACCACCGAGGCGAACACCAACCGAGTCGAGGCCAAGGCCACCTGCTTCCGCTGCCCGATCCGCGAGGACTGCCTCGCCGCCGCCCTCACCGAGGAGCACGGGCTGGGCCTGTCGGGGCGCCATGGGATTCGTGGCGGGCTGTCGGCCCGGCAGCGATTCGAGCGGGAGACCCGTACCGGCGCGCCGCCGAAGCAGCAGCGCGCCGCCTGACTCCGGGTGCGCGGGCGAGACATCGCTCCGTCCGCGCACCCGGCCACCACCCACCACCCCGGAAGGACAGCACGATGACGGAGACCCCGCCCGAGTGCACGCACTGGATCGGCGCAGACCGCCGGTACTGCCGTGCACGCGACGCGGTCCGCCGCTACCTGCCCGGCCTCCGGTGCCCCGCCCACACCCCGTCAGCCCTCCGGGGGCGGCCGGAACCGCCGCCCGGCCCCGGCTGGCCGACGGGCGCCTGGACCACCCCCTCGCCCCAGAGCGCCTCCGCCCTCTTCGACCAGCGGGCGGTCGCCTCCGGTAAGCGCCGGGCCGCCGCCCACACCTACCGAGCAGCACAGCAAGCAGTCCGAGGAAGGAAGTCATGAGCACCACCACCGAGCCCATCGCCGAGGAGACCGAGCAGGTCGTCCGCCCGTTCGCGGCGTTCCTCCAGGAGCAGTCCGGCGGCCAGCTGCACGACGAGCTGTCCACCCGCCTGCACGAGCTCATCGAGGCCGTACGCGAGACCGGGAAGGCCGGGGCCATCGCGTTGAAGATCGACGTCAAGCCGATCGCGGGCACCGACGGCCGGACCGTCACGGTCACGGACACCGTCACCTCGAAGGTCCCGAAGACCGAGCGCCCGAAGTCGATCTTCTTCGTCGACGACACCGGCAACCTCTCCCGCACCGACCCGCGCCAGCCCGTCATCACCGGCCTCCGCGAGGTCGAGTCCGCCCCCGCCCCCACCCAGCCCAGGAGCGCCAAGTGACGCTGAACCGCTACGACGCCGCCATGCCGTCCGACCTGAACGGGACCCAGGCCGTCATCGACGTCGCCATGCGCGCCGCCCAGCCCCACCAGCTCGACCCCGGCTTCATCTACACCCTCGTCACCCCGGGCGGCGGAGTCCAGAAGGTCGACCTCACCGGTCCCGAGCACACCGGTGTCCCGGCGCGGAAGTCCGGCACCACCCTGGTCCGCGACGTCGACTCCTTCCTCGCTTACTTCGACAAGCACGGCGACGACAACTCCGAGGTGTACGCCGACGTCGAGAACCGGACCATCACCGCGGTGCTGGACGCGCACACGGCCGGCGCCGCCCGGTGGGGCGGGCACCGCCTGGAACTCCGTCTCCGGCCTACCTCCGCCTGGTCCGCGTGGATGCACGCGGACAACAAGCTGATGTCGCAGACCGCGTTCGCCGAGTTCATCGAGGACAACCTCGTCGACCTGGTCGAGCCGACGGCCGCCACAATGCTGGAGCTCGCCCAGTCCTTCGAGGCCACCACGTCCGCCGAGTTCCAGTCCAGCCAGCGGCTCGACTCCGGACAGCGCCGGTTCTCGTACGTCGAGGACGTCCAGGCGAAGGCCGGCCGCAAGGGCGACATCGTCATCCCGGCGCACCTCGTGCTCGCCCTGGCGCCCTTCGAGGGCACCGACCGGTACAAGGTCACCGCCCGCTTCAAGTACCGCCTGGACCGCCAGGAGGGCGCGCTGAAGCTGGCGTTCAAGATCGAGCGCCCCGAGGACACTCTCGCCGCCGCGTTCGAGGACATCCGGACGCTGGTCGATGACGGCATCCCGGAGCACATCGCCGTACTGAACGGCGCTCCGTCCCGCTGATCCCCGCTCTTGGTGCGGCCGGTGACCCCGGCCGCACCCCGCACCACCCGAAGGAGCCCTGTGGGCGGCCGCCTGTACGTCGAGGTGCTGGACTACGCGCCGACGACGCTGACACACCGCGAGAAGCTCGCCCTCGCGGTGCTGGCCGACGACGCCCGAGACTCGACCCGGATCACCTGGTCCAGCGTCGAGTCGGAGAAGATCCTCCGCCGCGCCCAGGTCTCTCGCGCCCAGATCTACGCCCTGATCAAGGCGCTGATCGCGAAGGACTGCCTGAAGAAGGTCTCCGCCGGCCAGAAGAACGGCACGGCGAAGTACATGATCCTGCCCCTTCAGCGTCCGCATCTTCCGGACGCTGAGGACGACGGTCAGTGTCCGGATTCCCCCGACACTGACGAAGACGCTCAGGGTCCGGAGAAACCGGACACTGACGCTCAGGGTCCGGGATTCCCGGACACTGACAACTCTCAGCGTCCGGATTCTGCGGACACTGACCAGTGTCAGGAAAACCCGGACACTGACGAGTCTCAGTGTCCGCAAATCCCTGACGTCAGTGTCAGGGAATCCCGGACGCCTACTCTCTCTCCTCTCTCTACAAGACCTCTCTCTTCTCGCGAACCGTCCGTCTCGGCTGACGCACAAGCCGCGCAAGACGACGTCGTCGATGCCGAGGTCCTCGACGACCCCGCAGGCGCGCAGCCGGAGCCGGTCACCGCCCAGACGATCGTCGGCGAATGGCTGGACCGCTGCTCCGACCGCCCGCCGTCCCGCGTCGTCGGCCAGCTCTCCCGAGAGATCCGCGTCCTCCTCGAAGAGGACCGCATCCACCCCGACACCATCCGGCGCGGCATCGCCACCTGGATGACCAAGGGACTCCACCCCTCAACGCTCCCCAGCGTCGTCAACGAGGTCATGAACGCCGGTTCGACGCCACAGCGTCCCGGCCCGCCCTCCGGCGAAACCGTCTTCGACCGGGCCCGCGCCCGTGCCGCCGCCCGCGCAGCCCAGCACCAGGAAGGACAGACCCCGTGACCGAAGAAGAGGCCGTGCAGATCGCCGAGTACGTCGCCGCGGCCTGCCCCGCGCAGAAGTTCGGCGAGTTCACCCCCGACGTCTGGGGCGAGATCCTCAAGCCGTACGCGGTCGACGAAGCCCGCAGCGCCGTCATCGCCGTCGCCCGCCGCCAGCCCTGGATCAGCCCGGCCGAGATCGTCGAGGAGATCAAGGCCCGCCGCGAGGAGCGCATCGAGCTGGCGCACGTCGTCTACGACGGCAACCCCCTGGAAACCGGCGCCCAGTCCGCCGCATCCCGCCGTGCCCTCATCGCCGCGGCCGCCGACGGCCTCCTCCCGGCCCGTACGCCCGCCGCCGCCCTTGGCACCGCCGACCGGCTCGCCCTCCCACCCGGCGAACCCGGCCCGTACACCAACCGCATCGCGGCCGCACGGGCCGCCGTTGGCCAAGCCACCCCCACCGCCCGCGAAGGCGTCGTCAACCCCCGCGCCATCAGCTGCCGCGTCTGCCAGGCCCTCCCCGGCGTCAGCTGCGACGCCCGCGGCCGCCGCATGCGCGACGTCCACCCCGCCCGCCTCGAAGACGCCCGCCGCCAGGCCGCCGGCCTCCCCCCACTCGACCCCGACGACGCCCGCGCCGCCGAAGACCGCATCCGCGCCGCCTCCGCCGCCGCCCTCGCCCAGCACGACACCACCGAGGAGACCCCCTGATGCGCACCGCCCGCTTCCCCCAGCTCGCCGTCCGCTGCCCCTGGCCCCCGTGCACCGCCCCCGTCGGCGAGCTCTGCTCGAACGCCGCCCTCGGCACCACCTGGCGCGACAAGACCCACGACGTGCGCCGCGTCGCCTGGGTCATCCACACCACCACCTGCCCCATCTGCGCCGCCGCCCCCCACAGCCCCTGCATGACCCAGCCCCCCGCCCTCCGCACCGCCCTGACCTCCCCGCACCCCGAGCGCATCACCGAGGCGGACACCACCCACACCGCCACCCACAGGACCCCGCCATGGCCCCACCAGCCGCCCGCTGCCCCGACTGCCGGAACCCGATCCGCTGGACCCGCACCGAGGCCGGCCGCCGCCTCGCCGTCGATCCCGACCCAGACCCGACCGGGAACGCCGCCGTCTGGCGCGACGGCACCGGCGTCCTCCGGTCCCGCCGCCCGACCGCCGACCTCCCCCTGACGGGCTGGGAACGCCTTCACCTTCCCCACATCGCCACCTGCCCCGCCCGCCAGGAACAGACCACCCTCCCCATCGGCGTCGTACGACTCGCCGACCACCGACGGAAGAAGAACCGATGACCAACCAGTCCGTACAGGCCCCCGCCGACACCGCGCGCGACCGCCTCGCCGCACTGCTCGCCCACCACGCAGACACCATCGCGGCCGCCCTCCGCGCGGATGCGAGGACCGGGCTTCCCGAGAACCGGGCCGGGGTGGGCCGCGCGGCCGAACTGCTGGATCTGCACGCCGCGCACCTGACCGAAGACGAGGAGACCCTGGTTGTGCAGGAGCTGCTCGACTCGATCCTGGAGTTCGAGGCCGCGCGTCCCACCGAGCACGCGGCGCACGTGATCGCCGAGCGCAACTGCCTCGCCATGGCGACCCTGTTCGCGCTCCAGTGGAAGCCGAACGCGCCCATGAGCCTGCGCGACGGCATCGAGGAGATCCTCGCGACGATGCCCGCGCGTCCAGAGCTCTCCATTCCCGCCGCGCCCGAAGAGCCCCAGTGATCGTCGTCGCCTTCGTCGCCCTCGTCACGATCACCACCGGTCTCATCACCGGCACCTGGACCAACCTCCCCAACCTCAAGATCACCAAGCGATAGATACCCACCGTGCGAACCGGTTCCGATCTGGTTCGCGCGCAGGGAGAACAGGAAGATCACATGGCACTGCCCACCATGACCGGTGTTGGCCGCCTCACGAACGACCCGGAGCTCCGGTTCACCTCCTCCTCGAAGGCCGTCGCCTCGATCCCGCTCGCGTTCAACTCGCGCCGGCTGAACCGCCAGACCCAGGAGTGGGAGGACGGCGACGTCCTGTACGTCCGGGGGACGGCGTGGGAGCGCCTGGCGGAGAACGCCGCCGAGACCCTGGAGAAGGGCATGGAGGTCATCGTCACGGGCGAGCTGCGTACGGAGAGCTGGGAGAAGGACGGTCAGAAGCACGAGCGGACGGCGCTGCTGATCCGTTCCATCGCCCCGTCGCTGGCGTTCGCCACGGCCAAGGTCACCAAGGTCACGACCGGCCAGAACGGCGGGCAGGGAGGCGGACAGGCGCGCGGGCAGGCCCAGCAGGGCCGACCCCAGCAGTCCCGCCCGACCCAGCCGCCGGCCGACGACCCGTGGGCCATCGACAACGCCAAGGGCTACAACGAGCCCCCGTTCTGATGGCCGCCGTCCTCCGCCTTCCCGGCGGCGCGGGCGAAGCCTCCGAGATCGTTGAGGCGCTCCTCGTTGCCGCCGGGGCCCGCGACACCAGCGCCCCCAAGCTCGCCGCCCGCTGGCGCCAGATCGCCGACGACATCGGCGACGCCCTCGACCAGCTACCGGTACCCAAGACCCCCCAGGAGCAGAACTGATGCGCATCTTCTACGACACCGAGTTCCTCGACGACGGCCGGACCATCGATCTCATCAGCATCGGCATGGTCGCCGAGGACGGCCGCGAGCTCTACGCCGTCTTCTCCGAGTTCGACCAGGGCGCCGTCCGCCGGCACGGCTGGCTCATGGCCAACGTCTGGCCCAGCCTGCCCATCCTGCGGAATCCCCGCGGCGTGCGCGGCACCGACCGCATCGACGTCACCGACCCCGACGTCCACCCCCGCGCCCAGATCGCCCGCATGGTCCAGCGCTTCATCCAGGAGACCCCGGACCCGCAGCTCTGGGCGTACTACGCCGCGTACGACCACGTCGCCCTGGCCCAGCTCTGGGGGCCGATGTCCAATCTGCCGTCCGGCATCCCGATGCAGACCGACGACCTGGTCACCGAAGCGAAACGCCTCGGCCTCACCCCGGGCGAGCTCCCGACGCAGAAGGCCGGCCACCACAACGCGATCGAGGACGCCCGCCACAACCTCGTCATGGCCAGGTACATGGACAGCATCACCCGCTGATGGACGACCCGCTGATCGTCCGCCTGTACCTCGGCCTCCCGAAGCGCGTACGCCGCGCCCTGGACAGGTTCCTCGGTATTCGCCGCTGACCCGCCCGTACGACCGGACTTGGGGCCCTACGCGAGGGCCCGCCCCCGGCACACCGCCAGGAGCACCCATCATGTTCGGACTCACCACCACCCGCCGCCTCCGCACCGCGAAGCTCAAGATCTTCGGCCTCCAGACACAGCTCGGCTTCGCCCGGGGCTTCCGCCAGGCCGGCAACGATGCCCGGCGCCGCGCCGAGCAGGACCTCGCCGCCGAGATCGACGCCCACCTCGCCACCATCAGACAGCGCCTTACCGCTGAGCAGCGGCTCGCTGACCAGGCCACCAGTCACCGTGAAGCGCTGAACCGCCAGGCGAGCAGCCACGCCACTCACGCCGCCGTCATCCTTCGCGACGCCGCCAAGATCCGCAGCCAGCTGGAAGCCTCCCTGGCCGCCGAGCGCCGCACCACCACATCGCTCGCCGAGCAGCTGCTCAACGCCACCAGCGGCCAGTCCACCGCCGCCCGCCAGACCCTCGGCCTCCCCGAGACCGGCCCCTGGGAGCGCGCGGTCGACGGCCTCAACGCCCTCGTCGACGCCCAGATCCCGTTCCACATCGAGCCCGACGGGCACATCAGCAACCCGAGCGGCGACGAGCACATCGAATGGGACCGCGCGGCCGGCCGCTGGCGTCTCGTCCACGACGACGAGACCTCCGTCACGATCACCATCGACGACACCCTCGGTGACGCCCTCAGCGCGAAGGGGTACGGCCGGTGAACGCCTCCGACGACGACATCACCGCGCTCCTCCGCACCGGAGCATCCAACAGCGCCATCGTTCGCAAGCTGCGCGTCGACAAGCACCGCGTCGCCCGACTCCGCCAGGCCGCCGGCCTCCCCGCCCACAAGCCCCACCTCCCCACCCTCGAAGAGAAGTGGGCCACCAAGACGAAGCGGGTCGAGGGCGGACATGTCCGCTGGACCGGGTCCAAGGGCAGCAGCGCCGGGACGCCCGTCCTCGCCTACAGGGGCGCCGTGGTCACCGCGGCCTCCGTCGCCTTCCGCATCCGCACCGGCCGGGCCCCCGTCGGCTACGTCCTGCCCGAGTGCGACTACCACCACTGCGTCGCCCCCGAGCACGTCGAGGACGAGCCCGGCCGGCAGAAGGCCCGCGAGCAGCTCCGGTACCTGATGGGAGGTACCGCCCGGCCCGAGCGCTGCGTCCACGGCCACGACCAGGCCGTGCACGGCAAGTTCGAGGAGGACGGGGTGTCGTACTGCGGCAGGTGTGCGGCGGAGCGAAAGGCGGCCGCGCGCGCCCGAGAGGCCGCCGGTGTCTGAGATGACCGACCTCCTCCGCTGCCCCATCGAGGACTGCCCGACCGAGGCCGACGAGGTCGACCTCTACGACCACCTCGCCGACGAGCACGAACGCAGCGAGCTGGTCGACCGGCTCGTCGCCCTCGCGCCCGACCTGCCGTACCACCGGGCCGTCGAGTGCGAGAAGTGCGGCACGTACGGCGCCCGGCCCGGCGACCACCCGCTCTGCGCCGACTGCGAGGCCGAGATCAGGCTCAGCCCTTGAGCGACACCTGCGGGGTGTGCAACCGGCCGCTCCTCGACCCCGGGTCGAGGGCGGCTGGCATCGGCCCCACCTGCGCGAAGAAGTTCCACGGCAGCACCGCGACCGCGAATTCCCATCAACTCACCTTCGAGGAACACGCCATGACCGACCCGACGCCCACCGGCCACTGTGGCAACGACCCGCGAACCGTGCTCAGCCCCGGCGACCAGGCCGCCGTCGCCGAGTTCAAGGAGTACCTCGCCGAGAAGGCCCGCGCGGACCGGGCCGAGGCCGCGATCAAGCGCACCGTCGACCAGATGCGCGCGTACGTCGTCGCCTCCGGCAGCGCGGGCGTGAACCCGAAGCAGGTGATCGACCTGCTCTCCACGACCTGGCCCAACGGCAACCACGAAGCGCCGGCCCCTGGCCCCGCCGAGCCGACCGCCACACCCCCTCGCCGCTGAGCATGCAGCAGGGGCGCATCCACCGTCCGCCAAGACCGGATGCGCCCCCAGGTGATCATCACGATAGCCCCACCGCACCCCGGAGCGCCCGATGACCACCACCGCCACCCACACCACCGAGCGCCACCTCTTCACCATCGCCCACCACTGGCGCGACCTCCGCGAACACCTCGCCACCCGCGGCACCACCTGGCCCCCCACCATGGGCATCGGCATCATCAGCAACCGCGACCAGGACGAGGAACAAGCCGAAGCCGCCACCTGGCGGGCCGAAGCCCTCCGCGCCCTCGAACGCGACCCCGCCCAGCCCGGATGGACCGCCGCCCCGCTGCGTCTCGACGTCCTCGACACCATGGTCACCATCGAGGCCGGCCTCCTGGAGCTCGCCGACCAAACCGCGGCCGCCGTCCAGCACGCCCCGATCACCCCGGCCCCGCCCCGCCGGTCGTGGCCGGACGACCCGCGCGCCCGCCGGACCGCCGAGGCGGACGACCGGCGCCGCAACCAGCTGGCGCTCCGCGAGTCGAAGAACCCGAGGAGATGGCGGTACACCGGGGAGCAGCGCACCGCACCGCTCGCCGCCCTCTGGCTCCTCGCCCGCACCCAGGGCGTACGCGGGCCCTGGCGGCCACTCACCGACGCCGAGCAGCACCGCATCGACATCGTCGCCCGCACGTCCGCCGCCCTCGTTGAGCGGGCGCTCGACGTCGGCGACGGCCGCGTACGCCTCGCCGCCCCCTGCCCCGAGTGCGCTGGCCCACTCGACATGCACGGAGGAGCCGGTGCCTCGCCGGTCGTACGGTGCGACGACTGTGGGCGGACCTGGGCACAGACAGGCCCGTGAAGTGTCAGACCCCCGTGTGAGTATGCAAGTTGCGATACCCGACCCACCACGGAAGGCACCACCATGGCTTCATCGGACCAGCTGAACGATGCCCGCGATGACTCGCGCCTGGCGCTCTACAAGGCGATCACCGATCAGGTCAACGGCGTAGCGGACAGCAACATGACGCCCCAGACGGCAGCTGCCGCGCTCAAGGACTTGGCCGAGGCGTTCGCCTGGACAACGGCCACGACGCAGCCTCACTGACCGGGCAACACTGGCGTCCGCCACCATGGGCGGGGTAGCGGACGCCAGCTTGCGTAGAGCTTCCTCAGTCGACCCTCGGCGGTACACGAAGCGGCACCGGCTCCTCCTGGCCATCCCAGGTCACCCGAAGCACTGGCGGAATGGACGCCTGCATGGACCCCGCCATCATGAACTCATGAACTTCGCCGGCTGGAATCGATAGTCCGTCCGGCCACCCCCGGACCATGGCCTCGGGGCGTTCCTCGCAGCGAACGTTCTCCGCTGCTGCGGTGCCCGAGTTGATGAGCTGCCACACGGCCTTCCGGCTGTGCTCGATGGTGAGCACCGCGCGCGGCCTGTTGGCTTCCTCTTCTTCCGCCCGGCGCTCCGCCGCCTCGCGACGTTGATCGGCCAGCGTCTCTGCGGCCACCGCCGCGGACTTCTCCGAAGCCACCCTGGACAACCGCGCCTCCTTCACCGAGGCGACCGCGGCGTCTGCTGAACGTCGCCCGTCCTTCTGCGCCTTGATGCTGAACACCAGGGCTATTGCTGCCAGTCCGAACGCCGCCCAGGCGGGCGCGTCCCCCCACTCCCACGATGCGGCCCACGTCCGCGCTTCTCGCCAGTTCATGGCCGGACCGTACTGCCTCCCGCCTGCACGGTGCTGCCGGAACGGGGAGCGGAATCCACCGTTTCCGCCATGCCCACCCAGAAATGTTGCACACTCACGGCATGGACGCAGGACTTGCCGCAGTGATTGCAGGAGCCTCCGGTGCTGGGGGTGCGGCTCTCGCTGCCCTCGCCACCAGTCTCGGCCTAGTGCGGCAGGCCAAGATACAGGGAGACCAAGCCCACCGGCAGTGGCTTCGGAATCACCAGCAGCAGTCGTACGAAGACCTTATGGTCGCAGTCGACCGCGCGCATCACGCTTCCCGGGACGCTATGAGAGCGGTGCGAAACCAGCTCCCTGGTACCGAGATGCAACAGGCAACCATCGCGCTGCTCGAAGACGTTCGCCTGCAGGGCAGAAGCCTCCAAGCAGTTGTGCAGCGTGTGGCACTCCTCGCCGATCAGCAGACGACCACTTTCGCCTTGGTGCTGTGTGATCGTGTGCTCGACGTCATCGAGGTATCCCTCGACATCGCAACGGAGATGCGTCACGGACAACCACTCACGGAAGAGCGGTTGGAGCGGGCGGCGGACGAGGCCGAGGAGGCACGGAGCCAATTCCTCGACCGGGCACGCAGCATGCTCCAACAAGCTTGATCAGGCCGCGCCCCATTTGTGGGCGCGGCCGCCCCGCCACTCCACCCATCGCGGGTCATCAAGGAGCAGGTCCGGATCTAGCAGCCCCGCGTCCGCGAGGAACACCACCAGGTCGTGGTCGGAGTGGGCCAGCCCGATGATCCGCCCGCGTACGGTCACCCGCCGGCCGCCGGTGGGCGACGGCCGGTGTACGACGATCGGGGCCTGAGTCACATCATCAGCGTGCCGCGCCTCAACGGTCACGGCAGCTTGAGGGCGGCGTCTGGTCGGCAGATTTGGCATGCGAGGCCGGCGTCCACGGTGAGGAGCCGTCGGGCCTCGTCTGCCTCGACGGGCAAGATGCGGTCGCTCGTGGGGCGGCAGCCCGTTCGGTGCACGGCGACCGGGCGCCGCCCGGGGGTGGGGGCGCCCTTCACGGCCCACTCCGAAGCCTTCTGTTCGTTCATATGTTCGAGTCTACGCCTGAGGCCCCGAACAGCACGAAGCCCCCGGCCAACACTCCGACCAGGGGCTTTCGTGCCACCTACTCCTTGGACTTCAGGTCCGTCCGCTCCCCGGGCCGCTTCTCCCGACCCTCGTAGTAGACGCGGAAGGCGCGGAGGTCCCATACGTCGCGGGTGCTTCCCGGAGCGCGCTCCGCCGCCGGGAATTCCGGGTCGCTCACGCGCAGCTTGTGCAGCCACTGCCGCGTCACGCCAAGGGCCTCGGCCAGCTTCGACATGTTCATCAGCTCCCTCGCCCCTTCCTCCCGCGGCGGCTCGCTCCGCTCCGGCATGGCCTCATCCTGCCTTAACCTTGTTGACACTGTAAAGCAGGTTCCCTACGGTGGGGCCTGCACGACGAAACCCCCGGCCCGGCGCTGCGAACGCCATATGGGCCGGGGGCGCCCACCCTCAACCACGACGAAGGGGCAGGCAGTGTCCGACCCTACCGATCTCTCCCAGCCCGACGAAGCCCTCCGCCAGACTCGCGCCATCGAGGAGGCCGGCGACCTCCGCCAGCTCCTCGCCCGCATCGCCGACCGGCTCACCGAGAACCTGCCGGACGCCGCGATGCGCGACGTGAACCGCCTCGCCTACGCCCGGGACTACGCCGAGAACGAGCACGGGCGAAGCACCGACCTGGCGCGCGCCGTCGAGCGAGCCCTCCTCCGGCAGATGCCCCGCATCGACGACCGGGCCATCACCCGCGGCGAGTACGCGCTGCTCCTTCGCGCCCGCGCCGGCCGAACCACCCGGGCCGAGCGCGTCGCTGAGCTCCAGCGCGAGGCCGCCCAGGCGTACACCGCCGCCCGACCGCGCGAGGACCAGGCGCTCGCCGCGGTCGTCTGCGCGCGCATCGACGGCAACGCGTCCGCCTGAACCGCCCGGCCGGGCGCCACCGCGCGCCCGGCCCATGTTCCCGGAGGAGCGCCGTGCCCGTACACCCGCTCATCACCTGGGCGGTCGACCACCCCTGGCCGGCCGCCAGCATCACCGCGGCCGCCCTCGGCATCCTCGCCGCCGCCCTGTGGGCCACCGTCCGTACCGCCCGCGCCATCACCTGGCCGCCGGGCCCCGTCCTCGTCGCCGGGGCCGGGGCGCTCGTCTGCACCGCGTACAGCGGAGACACGTCCTGGCGGTTCGCCGGGGAGCGCCTCGGCATGGTGGACGCCGTGGAGCGAGCCCTGATGTTCGGAGCCGGGGAGCTCGCGCTCCTGGCCTGCGCCGTGATGGCCCGTGCCAACAAGGCCGCCACCTCAACCGGCACGACCGCCGGTTCGGCCGGTGTCCCGGGCGTCCTCGTCTGGGTCATCACCGGCGTCCAGGTCATCCCCTGCTACGCCACGTCCGGCCTCGTCGGCGGCACCGTCCGCGCCGTGATCGGCCCCGTCCTCGCCGGGCTGCTCTGGCACCTCGCCATGGGGTTGGAGATCCGCGTCGCCCGCCCCGAGGCCCTGTCGACCGGGCTGCCCGCGGTCATCGGCCGAGAGCTGCGCGAGCGGATGCTGTCCCGGCTCGGCCTCGCCGCCCGGGACCGTACAGCGGAGCAGATCACCCGCGACCGGGCCACCGCCCGCGCCGTCCACCTCGCCGCCGTCCTGGAGCTCCACCCCGGCGGCTGGCTGTCCGGGTACAGGCGCCGCCGCCTGGCCGCCGCCGTCGCCCGCTCCGGGGCCGGTACCTCCGGCGAGCAGCGCCACCGCCTGCTTCAGCAGCTCGCCGCCCGGCGTACCTCCGGGCAGCTCGCGACCGTACCCCTCGCCTCCCCCTGGTCGGGTACGCCCGTACCCGAGGACCCGGCCCCGCGTACCCCGCTCGGCATCGCCGGGGCGGAGCTGAGGGCCATGGACCCGCTCGCCGCCATCCGGCTCGTCCGCGCCGCGCACCCGGAGGACACCCTGGCCGACGTCGTGGCCTGGTGCACGGAGTACGGCGTACCCGTCTCCGAGACGCAGGTACGGGTGGCCCTCCGAGCAGGGAACCCGCCCCCCGCTGTATCCGCTGCACTCGACCCTGCGCCCGAGCCTGTACCCGGCGCTGACCTGGAGCGCGACGGCTGGAGTACGCCCTTGGTGCACCCCGAGGTACAGAGCCAGGTACCCGTACTCGCCGCCGCCGGGCCCCGCGCCCGCCAGGTCCATGCCCGCGTCCCCGCCGAGGACCAGGCCGAGCCGGAGCACACGGCCGCACCCGACGCCGCGCACCTCCCACCCGCCGTACCCGAGTACGCCGTACCCGCTGCACCCGGCGTACCCGAGCAGCCCGTACCCCAGGACGAGGACGTACCCGACCCCGACCCGCTCATCGAGCAGGCCCGCGCCGATTACGGCACTGACGTACCCGGCATCCGCCCCCTCCGGGCCCGGTACGGCATCGGCCAGCCCCGCGCCCAGCGCATCCGCGACGCCCTCGGAGGCAAGCAGTGACCGCCCGTAAGCCCATCATCCCGACGCGGATCATCCCCGGGGGAGTGCCGCTACCCGCCGGGCCGCCGGCCCCGGACGCCGTACCCCCGTGGCGGGCCCCGGCCCCGGCCGCGGCTGCACCGCCGCCTCCTCCGCCGCCCGCGCCGCCGGCCGTCTCCGTACCGGCCCCGCCGCCGCCCGAGCAGGTTCACGTCCACCACGTCCACGTCACCGTCCAGCCCGTCCCCTACTACGAACCGGTCGAGCCCACCCGGTGGGACCGCACCTGCGCGTGGATGCGGACGATCGGCCGCCCCTGGCAGCTCATCCTCGCGCTCCTCGCCGCCCTCATCCCGGTCCCCGGCGTCGGCCACTCCGCCGCGTCGATCTGGGCGTACACCGTCGGCGAGACCCGGGCCGAGTGGGGAGCCCCGTACGGCTACGCCCTCGCCCTAGCCCCGCTCGGCTGGGTCGTCATGCGCACCGTCCGCCACGGCGGCACCCTCCGCCGCATCTGGGCCGGCACCGTCGCCGTGATCGGCCTGATCGCCTCCATCGACCTGTTCGACATCGTCACCCTGCTCACTGGAGTCACCCGATGACCGCCACCGGACTCAGCCTCGCGGGCGTTGCCGTCGCCCTCATCATCATGTGGGCCAACTTCCGCCCCTGGTGGAAGGGCACCCGCGACCCTAAAGCACTCCTGCCGTTCGGCGCGGGGTGGCTGCTGGGCGCCCTCGCCACCGTCTGCGCCGGCGGCGCACTCGGCTGGGGCGCAGCAGGGGTCACCGGGCTGCTCTCCAAGGGCGGGAACACGGCCGTCAGCAGCCTCATCGGCACCGGCCCCGCCGCCCTCGCCTCCACCCGCATGGGCACCCTCACCCCCGCAGGCGGCATCGTCGTCTGCATCATCCTCGCCGGGGTAGTCCTCCTGCACCGGGCATCCGGCAAGCTCGACCGCCGCCGCATCATCGGCGGCATCGCCACCGGTGCCGTGCTCGGCTTCCTGCCCGGCGTCGCCGCCCAGCTCGGCTTCCTGCCCGACGCGGCCAACTACATCGGCGCATGGGGCGCCGCCCTCGGCACGAAGGGCGCGGCATGAAGCGGGCCGCGGTCATCTGGGCCGCCCGCACCGCCCCCGCGCAGCGCCTCGCCACCGGCAGCCACACCCTGATCACCCGAATCGGTGCGCGGACCGCCGACTGGATCCGGGCCGGCCGCCGCGAGGACCTCACCGGCCTGGCCGCCGCCCTCGGCTGCATCCTCCGCGCACTCCTGGTCGCCGCCGGGGCCTACCTCCTGTGGCGGGCCGTCCGCGCCGCCCCCGCGCTCCTCTGGGCCCTCGTCCCGGCGTGGTGCTGGGCCGCCCTCCGCGCCGCTCCCCGAGCGGCCGCCGAACCCGCCCCGGAGGAGGCCCCGCCGAGCCCGAGCCGGACCCCCGCGAGACGGTCCTCCGACTGCTCTACGAAGCCCTCGGAGACCGTCCCTCCATGTACCTCTCCGACCTCCTCCAGCACCTCCAGGAGCAGGGCCACGGGAAGGGCTGGCGAGTGGCCGACCTCCGGGCCCGTCTGGAGGCCCTCGGCATCCCGGTTGAGCGGCGGCTCCGGACCGGCGGCCGGGGGGCCAGCCGGGGGGTCGTCCGGGCTCAGCTGCCGCCGCTCCCCGACCCCGCCCCGCAGGAGGCGTCTCCCGCCCCGTCTACCGCCGCCTGACCTGCATATCTACCGCACCGTCTACCGCCATCTACTCGGCGGATCTACCGCCCTTCTACCTACCACCAGGAGGACCCCATGGACCTACGCAAGAGCATCGGCATCGGCGAGTTGAAGAAGAAGAACGCCGAGAGCCAGGCCGCCCGTACGGAGGAGAAGCGCGGATCCACCCCCGCCGACCAGCAGCAGAAGGGACGATGGCCCCATGCCTGACACCCAGCTCCCTGCCGACATGGCCGCGTACGGCGGCATCCTCATGGACACCCGCCCCTGGCTCTACGCCGACACCGCCGCCGACGCCCTGGCGCCGGAGGGAGACGACTCCGGGGAAGGGCACAGCTGATGTGGGAGAGCGCGATCGCGGTCATAGGCACCCTGGCGGGCGGTCTCCTGGTCACCGTGACCCAGCAGGTCACGGACCGACGCACGCAGCGCGAGCAGCACCGGGCGCAGGTCGCTGACCTCACCGGGCAGCTCCTGTCCGCCGCACTCCGGTACCGCCAGCTCTACTGGCTCCGGATCGACACCCTCCGCGCAGGAGAACCCGACCCTGTCGTACGGGCCGATTTCTACCAGGCCCGCAGCGATGTGACCGAGGCCCGGGACCGGCTCGCCCTTGTCGTCACCGACGAGACTCTGCTCCGGGCGGCCGGGCGGGCGGCGTGGTCGGCCCTGGACCTGAGCGAGATCGACCCCGGTCTCCCGGAGGGCGGTCGGTACGCCCCGGAGGTCGAGGCCCGGCTCGACGCGGCGCGGGAGCGGAGCCGCGACGCCCACACCGCCCTGCGGCAGGCCGCCACCGGATACGGCACCCGAGCAGCCCCCGGCCGCGCCGTCGACAGCCGGTCCGACAGCGCCTGACGGCCACACCGGGGAGCGGCCCCTACTGCTCTCCATGTACAGCACCATCACACCCGAGAAGGAAGAGTCCATGAGCGAGCGCGTGAACGTGAAGGTCCTGCTGTTGGTCGGCGGGGAGGCGGAAGTCGTGGCGGATGCGCCGGACGCGGATGCCCCGGCCCGGTATCCGGCGACGGTGATCGCGGAGGAGGTCGGTGTGCCGGCCTCGGAGTTGCCGGGGATGCGGTTGTCGGCGGTTGTCGGGGCGGATGACCGGCTGGCGGGGTGGCAGCGTCGATAGATGATCTCGAACGGCCCTGACTCCATTGCGAGTTGGGGCCGTTTCTTCACCCAAGCATGTTGCAAAACGATGGGACTTAGTGCCATAATTGGAGGCACAAGGGGACGGGCCGCGAACCCGAACCCATCACCCAACCGAAAGGTACGGAAATGTCCGACCACGAAGACGAGATGATGGACTTGGCGGTCACCCGCCTCCGCAACGTCTACGGCGGGCTCGTCGCCTGCTGCGCCCAGCTCCCGCTGCCGATCACTCTGCCTACCGGCGTGGTGACGAACTTCGACACGGTGCCCGCCGTCCGGCGGGTCGAGGAGCTGGCGGACGAGCAGCCGATGCCGGAGGAGCAGAAGGGGGCCCTGTACACCGCAGCCGTCCTGTGGCTGGCCGCCGCCGACCTCTACCGCCTCCTGGTCGAGGAGGGGTACGTGGAGGCGCGGGCGGCCGGGGTGCTGGGGACGCTGCTGATCGCCCGTGACTCACTCAAGGAGCTCGGCACCTGGCTGCTGGAGCAGTCCGGCTGACAAGCCCTCGGAGGCCCCCGGCAGCCAGCCGGGGGCCTCCCTTGCTTCCCTCACTCAAGAGCGTTGCAAAACAATGGGGTTTCATGCCATACTGAAGTCACAGGGAAGGGGCCGCGAACCCCGACCCATCACCCAACCGAAAGGAACGGACAATGTCCGACTTCGAAGACGAGACCAAGGGCCACCTCTCCGGCCTGATCGCCCACGCCTACGCCGACCTCATCGTCGTCTGCGCGGGCCTCCCGATCTCCATCACCCTCCCCGCCCCCAGCGGGCAGGAGATCGTCCTCTCCGACGCGATCCCGGCCGTCCGCCGGGCCATGATCCTGATCGAGGAGCAGCCGCTCCCCGAGGCCCCGAAGGACATGTTCGTCGCCGCCTGCTGCTACTGGCTCGCAGCCGTGGACATCTTCACCCTGCTGGTGGTGAACGGCTTCCACACCGCACGAGCCCTCAGCGCCGCCACCGTGCTGAACGACGCGGACAAGAAGCTGGCCGAGATCACCACCTGGCTGGCCGACCGCTGGCTGGAGGAGAACGACAAGTAGTCCGAATCGGCCCCCGGCAGCCAGCCGGGGGCCTTCCCCTTTTCCGCGTCCACGGCTGTTGCAAAACGATGGCGTTGGTGTCATACTGGAGACACAAGGAAGGGGCCGCGAACCCCAACCACCACCCACCACAGGAAGGACGGACAACATGTCCGACTACCAGGAAGCCCGCACCGAGGACCTGATGCGGCGGCTCTCCCGCTTCGCCCACGGCATCAACCTCGCGATGGCGGCACTCCCCATCCCGATCACCCTCCCGGCAAAGGGCGACGTCAGCCTCATCGGCGACTACCTCCCCGCCGCGATCCGCGCCTACGAGATCGTCGACGAGCAGCCGCTCCCCGAGATCCAGCTCGCGCAGGCCACCACCGCCCTGCTCCACTGGATCACGGCCGCCGAACTGGTCGTCGGATACACCCTCTCCGGGGCCGAGCACCGCGCCGACGGAGCAGTCCTCCTCTGCCTGGCAGGCGAGGGGCACCTCGCCGACCTGGTCGAGTTCCTGATCGACCCCGAGGGCTCCGAGCCCCCGCAGGACTGATCAACCCGCCGCCCCGGCACCCAGCCGGGGCGGCACCCCAATCGCCCCCGAAAACGACAAAGACCGGCAGGCCCGAGCCGAAGCCCAGACACCCCCGAAGGGGTGCTCGCGAAAACCTGCCGGTCACACCCAGCCAGAAAGGCCGGACCACCATGGTAGCCACCCCGCCCGCCCAGGGAGAGACCCTCCGCGAGATCGCCGCCCGCTACGGCCGCTCCCACGCCACCATCGCCAACGTCTGGAGCCAGCACCCGGACTGGCCCGCCCACACGGGCAAGCGCGGGCGCGCGTACGTCTACGACCCGGTTGAGGTTGATCACGTTGTCGAGAAGCACTTCGCGCGCCCCCTGAACTTCGAGCCGCGCCGCCTCTACACCGCGCGCCAGATCGCCGAGCTGGCGGGCATCTCGGCCGGGACGATCCGCGCCGACGTCTCCAAGGGCCGGTGGCCGGCACCCGACGACACCGACGGGCCGGCCAACCGGTGGCGCGGAGCCACCGTCACCGCCGCCCTCGCGGGCCGCCAGGTCTACCGGCGAAGCTGATTGCCGCCTCGAAACGTATTGCAATGCCATACGGAATTGGGTGCCGGGGGAGCATTGCGGGTGACACTCCAGTACCCTCAATGTCAGTGGGGGGTGACATATTCTCACTCCCGACAAAATGCAGAGGCCCCGACCCAGGCCCGGGCCGAGACCTCTGTCGCAGTTCAAGAGCCCGGTCGACCTCGCGGAGACCGGGCTCGCTGCGTCTCCCGCAGCTGACCAGTCATCCCGACCGCGCTCCTTCGCTCAGCCAAGCTGAGCAAGCTGAACCACGAGGGCGATGATCGCCACCAAGAGCGCCAGCGCGCCCACCCAGACCTGCGCCCTCTCAGGACCGGTCCACTGCTTGCGCGGCTTCTCCAGGTTCGAACTCACCCGCGCCTCCCTTCGTCCTTCAATCCGGGATACGGCCCGGCCCGCGACGGCCCACTGAGTAGGACCGAGGTCTACGAACTCAACGCGTTGAGGCGCGAGTTCGCGAAGGACTCCGCTTGGCGTCAATCAGTCTACGGGTACGGGCCGACAAACAACGGGCACTGCCCTCAGATTCCGATACGGGTAGCTCTGAGCTGCGATAACTCAGCTGCGTTGCTGCTCGGATGGGGCACGCCTAGGGGTCCTTCTAGCGGTTCGTCATCGACCGATCTCGCGGAAGGGCAAGAGAGGGCCGAGATCGACCCCCGCTGATTCCCTGCTTGCACATCCGCGACGAATGGCGCATCCTGTCCGCAAGTCCGGCGTGCCCGGACATCAGAACTGCTCGACCGTTGGTCGAGTCATAGAGGTCTGGCCGGTGCGGTGATCCGTCCAGCCATGATTCGCCCCAGCGCTATGGCCTACCGCAGCCAGCTGGGGCTCTTCTGTGTCACAGAGCGGCCAAATCGCCGCGACCGCCCCCCGCCGCGCTCGATGATGCTTCCCTCACTGCACTATCCCTGGGGGGACCATGCGCACCCGCACCATCACGGCCGCCGTCACCGGCGCCACTCTCCTGCTCGCCCTCGTCGCCTGCGACCCGGCCGCCGAGCCGACCACCGAATCGAAACCGTCCGCCCCGAGCAGCAGCCAGCCCGCCGGCCTCACCGCGAAGAAGGCGGCGGCCGGCCTCGCCGACGCGACCGGGGTCAAGACCCTCGGCGACCCGCAGGACAACACGGCTGGCTGCTCGCAGGAGGCCGCGGGCGAGAAGCCGCACGCGAACGACTGCTCGCAGCTCATCACCACCGACACGGTGTCCATCTACGAGTTCGAGACGCCGAAGGTCGCCGCGCACTGGGTGAAGCAGATGGGGAAGCAGCAGGACTGGCGGCAGGTCGACCGGTTCGCCCTGGCCTTCGGCGCGCGGGACCAGGCGCTCACTTCCGACGAGCGGCGCGATGAGCTGACGAGGGCGCTCGAAGCCCTGGTCGCGAAGGAGTAGCCCCCGAGCTGGGGCCGGCCGTCAGCCCGGCGGCCGGGGCCCCGACACGTCCAGGGGGTGACCATGGCGAAGGCCAGGGCGGTCACCGACCAGGAGCGCGAGCGCATCCGCGAGCTGCACGCCGAGGGCAAGGGCCGCAACGCCATTGCGAAGGAGCTCGGCCGGAGCGGCAGGACGATCAGCGAAGAGGCCGGGAAGCTCGGCATCTCCTTCGCCGCCCGTGCCGGGCAGGTCGCCGCCGCCACCGAAGTGCGTCAGGCAGACCTCGCGGACCGCCGGGCCCGGCTCGCCGAGCAGCTCCAGGACGACGCCGAGCGCATGCGAGCCCAGCTCTGGGTACCGACCACGGTCTGGTCGTTCGGTGGCAAGGAGAACACGTACGAGGACCACGTGTTCCCCGAGGCTCCCGCCGACGTGAAGCGGACCCTGATGTCCGCCGTCGGCATCGCCGTGGACCGGTCCCTGAAGCTCGTGCCTCCGAAGGACGAGTCCGGCGTCGAAGAGGGCCTGGCCCTCATCACACAGCTGATGTCCGGACTGACGACGGTCTACAAGGCCCAGCAGCAGGACCAGGAGGCCGACGAGGGGGCGTGATGCTCCAGAACGTCGACCTGCCCCTGTCCCGGAAGCAGATCGCTTCGATCGTCGAGTGCACGGCGCGCATCAACATCTGGCACGGGGCCATCAGGAGCGGCAAGACGATCGCCTCGTTGATCGCGTTGCTCGCTGCGGTCGCCGCCGCACCGCGCGCCGGCCTCATCCTGATCACCGGGCGGACGCTCGACACGATCGGCCGGAACATCATGGAGCCGCTCGTCGACCCGGGCCTGTTCGGTGAGCTGTCGAAGCTGATCGTCTGGACCCCGGGCGCGAAGACCGCGGTCATCCTCGGCCGGACGGTGCACCTGATCGGCGCGAACGACCGCCGCTCGGAGGCCAAGATCCGGGGCGCAACGGTCTCCCTCGTCTACTGCGACGAGGTGTCGCTCCTCCCGAAGGACTTCTTCCGCCAGCTCCTCGGCCGACTGTCCGTCAAGGGCGCGAAGCTCATGGGGACCACAAACCCGGATAACCCCGGGCACTGGCTGAAGAAGGAGTACCTCGACCGCGCGGGCGAACTGAACCTTCGGTCGTGGCACTTCAATCTCGACGACAACCCCAGCCTCGACGCGGACTATGTCGCCTCGCTGAAGAAGGAGTACGTCGGCCTCTGGTACAGGCGGTTCATCCTCGGTGCCTGGGTGCAGTCCGAGGGCGCGGTCTACGAGATGTTCGACCCGACCCGGCACGTGGTCTCGGAGCTCCCGAGGATCGACCGCTGGTTGGCGGACGGCATCGACTACGGCACCGTGAACCCCTTCGCCGACGTCCTCGTCGGGCTCGGTACGGACCGGCGCTTGTACGTGGTCGGCGAGTACCGGCACGACTCCCGGCTTGCCCGCCGGCAGATGACGGATGCCGAGTACAGCCGGGCCCGCCGCACGTGGCTGGCGAGCGTGCGGCACCCGCACTCGACCGCCGTGGGGGTCACCCCGGAGTGGACGGTCGTGGACCCGTCCGCGTCCAGCTTCATCGAGCAGCTGCACCGCGACGGGGTCACCGGCGTGACGTACGCCGACAACGCCGTCCTCGACGGCATCCGCACGGTCAGCTCTTTGCTCGGCACCGGTGAACTCCTCATCCACGAATCCGCGACCGGCCTCATCGAGGAACTCCCCGGCTACTCGTGGGACGACACCGCCGCCGAGGCGGGTGAGGACAAGCCGATCAAGGAAAACGACCACTCGGTCGACGCGCTCCGGTACAGCGTCCGCACGACCGAGGCCCTGTGGCGCCCGTACATCCCGACCCGCCTGGAGGTGGCCGCGTGAAGGTTGAAGTTGTCTTCCGCACTGCGGGCCAGGCGGACGCGGTGGTCGGTGAAGCCGAGGGCGAGACGTTCGCCGAGATGCAGGCGGAACTCCCCGCCCTGCTCCGGGCGCTGGCAACTGAGATCGAAGGCCGCGACCACGTCGGGGAGGTGCCGGATGCCGCTGCCCACGGGTAACGTCCCCTGGCCTCCGCCGAAGCTGGCGCCCGCCCTCACCTCGATGACCACCTGGGACACCTGGTGGGCAGGCGACCCGGACCGTCTGGAGTCCCTGTACGGAGGCGGCTCCGGGGCCAGGACGCCAGACCCGAAGCGTCTCCAGTACGCCTCCGGGGCTATCGGCCGGATCGCCCGCTGGTGGTGGGGCACCCCGACCGCGCAGGGCGAACGGCGTACGAAGATCCACGTGCCGATCGCGGGTGACATCTGCGCTGGCTCGGCGGACTTGCTCTTCAGCGAGCCGCCCCAGTTCACGGTGGAGAACGCGGCGACACAGCAGCGCCTGGACGCCCTGACCGATGACGGGATGCTCGCCACGCTCCAGACCGCTGCCGAGGTCGGGGCCGCACTCGGCGGCGTCTACCTCCGCCCGGTCTACGACAAGACGCTGGCGGATCAGGCATGGCTCGATGCCGTGCACGCCGACGCTGCGGTGCCGGAGTTCCGCTGGGGCCGGCTCTCCGCCGTCACCTTCTGGAAGGTCGTACGGGAGCAGGACGGGCAGGTGTGGCGGCACCTGGAACGCCACGAGCCCGAAGGCATCCAGCACGGCCTGTATCAGGGCACGACCGGCAGGCTCGGCCACCCGGTCCCGCTGGAGGAGAGCGAGGCGACCCGGGGCTTCGCGGCCGCCGTGAACGCGGCGGGGATCATCGAGACCGGCTTCAAGGGCCTCGACGTCTCCTACATCCCGAATCAGGCGACGCGCCGATGGCGGAAGGACCCGTACCTCCGGGACTTCGGTCGGTCGGACCTTGACGGGGTCGAGTCGCTGATGGATCAGCTCGACGAGACATACGCCAGCTGGATGCGGGACATCCGCATCGGCAAGGGCCGCCTCGTCGTCCCGGACTCCTACCTCCAGTCCAACGGGCCGGGGCGGGGCGCGTCGTGGAATCCGGATCAGGAAGCGTTCGCCGGGGTCAACGCGCTCGCGCGCGGCGACGGCATGGCGCTCACCGTCTCCCAGTTCGCGATCCGCGTGCAGGAGCACCGGGACACCTCAGAGGACCTGATCAACCAGATCCTCCGGTCGTGCGGGTACAGCGCGCAGACCTTCGGGATCGGCGCGGACGTCGCCGTGACGGCCACCGAGGTCGTCTCAAAGGAGCGCAGGAGCATGACGACCCGGGGAAAGAAGATCCTTCGCGTGCGCCCCGGACTGGCCAACGCGGTGCATGCGCTGCTCGCGGTCGATCAGTACGTGTTCGGCACGAAGGGCGTCCCGGCGAGACCGAACATCGAGTTCCAGGACGGCGTCCAGGAGGACCCGCTGGCCCTCGCCACCACGGCGGAGATGCTGCGCCGTGCGAACGCGGCCTCGACCGACACCCTCGTCCGCATGACCCACCCCGAGTGGGACGACCCGATGGTGGCCGCCGAGGTCGAGCGCATTCACCAGGAGGGCGGCATGGCCGTGCCGGACCCGATGCAGTCCGGCGCCCTGCCGTAGGAGGCCCCGATGCCCGTGTCCCCCGCGCTCGCCGAGGACCTCGCGGCGGCCATCGCCGACCTGTACGAAGCGGCGCAGGGCACGATCATCGAGCGCATCCGCGACGCCCTGGCCGCCGACATCGAGTCGCCCCTGTGGCTGGAGCTCAAGGCCCGCTCCCTCGGCGACCTCCAGGCCGCGGTCCAGGCCGTCATCGACGCGCTCCAGCTCGACGCATCCGGGGCGATCCAGCAGGCCGTCGCGGAGGCGTACGAGCGCGGGCAGCAGGCGGCGGTGGCGGAGCTCGGGGCGCTCGCCGTCGGCCAGGCCGCGGCCGCCGCCTCCGCAGTACCGGCGGCCGCCGCGGTCGACCGGTTGGCCAACGCCCTCATCGCCGACACGGGTCCGGTGCACCTGCGGATCCTCCGGCAGACCATGGACGTCTACCGGGAGGTCGTCGCCCACGCCTCATCGGCTCCACTGCTCGGCGCGCAGACCCGCCGCCGGGCCGCGCAGACCGCCCTCGACCGCTTCACCGCGCGCGGCGTCACCGGGTTCATCGACCGGGCCGGCCGCTCGTGGGACATGCGGTCGTACGTCGAGATGGCCACCCGCAGCGTCGTCGGCCGTGCTGCGGTCGACGCGCACACCGACCGGCTTGGCGCGGCCGGGGTCGAGCTGGTGATGATCTCGGAGGCCCCGGAGGAGTGCCCGCTGTGCCGCCGCTGGGAGGGGAAGATCCTCAACCGCGACGGGACCCCGGGCGAGCGTGTTGTCGAGCTGGAGCATGCGACGGAGGACGGCCGGATGGTCGCCGTGCCGGTCGCCGGGTCGCTTCCCGAGGCGCGGGCAGCTGGGTTGTTCCATCCGAACTGCCGGCACGACGTCAGGGCCTTTTTGCCGGGGATCACGAAGCAGCGGCCGAAGCCCGAGGCGCGCGGGACGTACGAGGACACGCAGCGGCAGCGCTACTACGAGCGGCAGATTCGCCGGTGGAAGCGTGAGGCGGTCGGCGCGATGGGCGAACAGAAGGCCACGGCTGCGCGCGCGAAGGTCCGCGCCTACCAGGCCCGCGCCCGGGACCTGGTCGACGAGACCGGTCTACCTCGTAAGAGCCACCGCGAGCAGCTGACGGCGGTCCGTTAGGAACCTTGCAGGAGCACGCCGTCAGGCAAGAGATCTGCCTGTCGTAGGTGTGCCGCAATCGCCCGTACCCCCGTGATGACCCCCTTCTCGTGCTCCGGATTCAAGTTCGCAGAGGCACTTGCCTCCATCTCGTCGACCCAGCCATCGATCCACTGCGCGATTTCCAGATGGTTCCGATACATCGCCGCGTCAGACCCCTGGAGGAGCCGCGCAGCATGCTCCCCGTCCCAGTGCTCCAGGCGTTCCTTGTCGAAGTCGAGCAGATGCTCGTCGCTCATAGCCATGGGGCACGTTAACTCCCCTCCATAGCCCGTGTCTTCCGTCCGCTGGAAGCGGTTCGGACCGCAGTACGGCCCCGCCGGGTGCGGGGTCTCCACCTACGCGCACCAGGAGTGCACGATGCAGCAGCGAACCCTTGCCCGTCACCGGCCCGGGTGGTCACACCCCTACGCCGCTGGCCCTTTCGACCCGTGGCTGTACGCCGACGGCGGGGACGGAGACGACTCCGGCTCCGGCAACGACGACACCGGCGATGAGGGCGACGGCGCGGGCGACCAGGACGACGAGGACACCGACGGGACCGGTGACGACGGCAGCCAGGACGACGACGCGGCGAAGGGCGAGAAGCCGAAGGCACCCGCGAAGAAGCCCGGCGACGAGAGCCCCGAGGCGACGATCGCGCGGCTCCAGAAGGAGCTGAAGGCGGCCAATGGTGAGTCGGCGAAGGCCCGTACCACGGCGAAGAAGGCGGCCGCCGACGAGGCCCGCACGGAGATCGTGCAGGAGCTCGGCAAGGCCCTCGGCCTGATCAAGGATGAGAAGGACACCCCGCCGGACCCGGCCGCCCTGACGGCCAAGATCGAGCAGGCCACCGCCGCGCACCGTGAGACCGCGGTCGAGCTGGCGGTGTACCGGGGTGCGGGCAAGCACGGGGCGGACCCCGACGCGCTTAGAGGTCCTAACAAAGGCGTTGGACGTGTCGGTGAGTGATGAGGCAGGTGGCGAGGCCGAGGAAGGCTTCGTGGATGTCGTCGCGTCGTTCCCATCGGACACGGAGACGCCGGAATCCGTGCAGCCAGGCGATGGTCCGCTCGACGACCCATCGGTGGACGCCGAGGCCGGAGCCGTGCGGGACACCGCGTCGGGCGATGACCGGTCTGATGCCCTGAGCCCAGACGAGGCGGCGGTATTTGTCGTGGTCGTAGCCCCGGTCGGCCAGCAGCATGTCCGGTCGCCGCCGTGGCCGGCCGACCAGGCCGGCCACGGACGGGACCTTGGCGAGCAGGGGCATCAGCTGAGTGACGTCGTTGCGGTTTCCGCCGGTCAAAGACACCGCGAGCGGGATGCCCTGTCCATCGACGAGAACGTGGTGCTTGCTGCCCGGCCGTGCGCGGTCGACCGGGCTCGGTCCGCTTTTGGGCCGCGTCGGGCGGCCCGGACATGGCTGGAGTCGATCACCGCCCGCGACCAGTCCAACTGCTTCGCCGAGCGCAGCTTCTTGAGCAGGACCACGTGCAGCCGGTCCCACACGCCGGCATCGTTCCAGGCGGCGAGCCGTCGCCAGCACGTCATGCCCGAGCCGAAGCCGAGCTCCTGGGGCAGGTACTCCCACTGGATCCCGGTGTGGAGCACGAACAGGATCCCGCACAGAGCCTGCCGGTCGGGTACCCGCGGCCGCCCCGCCACCAGCTTCGGCGCCGGGACCGGCAGCAACGGCTCGACCAGCGACCACAGTTCGTCCGACACGATCCACGGCCGGGAGTTCCTCTTCGCCACGAACGGACCAACGAGCAGCCAGGCCGACAGTCACATGATCAACAACTTCTGTTAGGACCTCTTACCGACTCCCGGGCGTTCCTCAACTCGATCAAGGGCCTCGACCCCTCCGACGACGGGTTCAGCAAGGCCGTGTCCGCGGCCATCAAGAAGGCCGTCGAGGACAACCCGAAGCTCAAGGCCGGCACCCAGGCACCCGACCGATCCGCCGGCGACTTCGGCGGCGGCACCGGGGACAGCGACGGCTCCGACCCCACCGATATCGACGAGATCCGGAAGGCGCGCCGCAAGCGCCGCACCGGCTAAGAAGGGACACACCCATGGCCAACACGTTCCTGACCGCGCAGGTCATCGCGCGCCAGGCCCTCGCCAACCTGTACGAGACCACCGTCATGGCGAGCCTCATCCACAGGGACTACGAGCCGGAGTTCGCGCGCAAGCAGGGCGACGCGATCACCATCCGGAAGCCCGCCGTCTTCGAGGCCCACGAGTACAACCGGGCGACGGGCATCATCGTCCAGGAGGCGACGGAGACCAGCGTCAACATGACGCTGAACCACTTCGCCGACGTCTCCTTCGCCGTCACGTCCGAGGACATGACGCTGGAGATCGAAGACTTCGACGAGCAGCTCCTCACCCCGGCCATGGAGGCGATCTCCCAGAAGATCGACAACGATCTGCTCCTCCTCCGTAACGACATCGTCCAGGAGGTCGGCGGCGTCGCCGAGAACGTCGCGGGCGAGGACTACAACTACCCTGGCGGCCTCTACCCGTACAGCGACTCCCGCGTCCTGGTCGAGGCCGGGGCTCTCCTCAGCCGGAAGAACGTGCCGCTGTCCCAGCGCAGCGTCGTCGTCGGCCCGACCACCCAGGCCCGCTGGACCGCCGAGAAGACCTGGCGGCAGGCGGACAAGCGCGGCTCCACGGAGGGCCTGCTGGAGGCGTCGATGGGCGGCCGGGTCTCGGGCTTCGACCCGTACATGACGCAGAACGTCGGACAGCCCGCCACCACCCCGGCCCCCGGCCAGCCGACCACCGAGGTAAACCTCGCCTTCCACCGGACCGCTTTCGCCCTCGCCTTCCGGCCGCTGGAGCTCCCCAAGGGCGCACAGAACGCCGCGATCATGAACTACAAGGGCTTCGCCCTGCGCGTGATCTACGGCTACGACCAGGACAAGAAGCAGGACGTCGTCAGCATCGACACCCTGTACGGCGCCAAGACCCTCGACGCCAACCGCGCCGTGCTCATCAAGGGTGCCGACGCCGCCTGACCCCCGGCGCCTCACGCGCCACCGCCCCAGCAGGGCCCGCCGAGGCGGGCCCCTTCGCATTCCCGGAGGGGAGATCATGACGACCTACTTCAACAAGCGCACCGGCGACCGAGTCGAGATGAACGGCCGGTCCGCCCGGCTGGACTCGCTGGACAACTGGACGCGGATCGGCGACGACGAGCCGAACCCGCCCGTGGTCGACGACGGCATCCTGTCCCGCCCCTCCCTGCCCGGCCCCCGTGCCGAGCAGGGTCCCGGCCAGGTCCTCGTCGAGACGACGCCCCCGGCCGCCGACGAGGTGCCGACGCAGGAGACTCCGCCGGTCGAGCTGACCCCGGTCAGCCAGGCCCCGGCGGACAACCGCCATCCGGCCAGGAACGCCAGCCGCGCCGACTGGCAGGCGTACGCCCGCACGCGCGCCCAGGACTCCGCCGAGGAGGTCGAGATCGACGGCCTCACCCGCGACGAGCTCGCGGCCCGGTACGGGGGCGATAGCTGATGCCGCTGTCCGGCACCATGCTTGCCGTGGCCGCGTTCGCCGAGCAGGTCACCGCGATCGACCTCGGCACCAGCCGGGCGCCGCAGGCCCTGTCCCGGTCCATGTCCCTGGCGAGCGGCACGGGGGCGGGGAAGGCGGACCGCGTGTTCTCCGACCGGCGCACGCTGGCCGCGTCGGGGACCGAGGACCTCGACCTGGCGGGCGTCCTCGTGGATGCGTTCGGCGCGACGATCACGTTCGCCCGGGTCAAGGGCCTGATCATCGCGGCGGCGGCCGGGAACACGAACAACGTGGTCATCGGCGCTGCGGCAAGCAACCCGTGGGCCACGTTGCTCGGTGCGACCGGCACGCTCATCGTGCGACCCGGCGCCTTCGTCGCTGTCGGGACCGGGGTGGCAGACGCGACCGGCTACGCGGTCACCGCGTCGACCGGCGACGTGGTGAAGATCGCCAACTCCGGGGCGGGATCGGCGGTCACCTACGACATCCACATCATCGGCGCGTCCGCGTAGCCGACCTGGACCACCCCGTGGGTGCGGTGGTGGAGGCGTGGGCGGCCGGGGCCTGGCCGTGCGGCGGAGTGCTGTGGTGGGCGCTCTCGCACGGTCGGCAGGAGCCCGGCCGCCCGCGCCACTGAACAGGAGGACTCGATGCCCGATGTGGGAGACCTCGTCACGGCCCGGCTGGAGGTCGGCGAGCACGACGAGACGACGGCGGTCACGCTGGTCGTGGCCGGGCCCGAGGGCCAGTTGTCCACACCTGTGGTCACATCTGTGGATGGCGGCGCGGCGTGGACTGCCCCGGTGGTCTACACGGCGGCCGGGGTCTGGCGGCTGTCGTGGTCGATCACCGGCGCCGGCGCGGGCGTCGAGCACCAGCTCGTGTCCGTCGCTCCCGCCCCGGGCGCGCGCGGGGACGGCAGGGTGTACGCCACGACGACCGACCTCGCCAACGCCCTCGGGGAAGCCCCTCCGTTGAGAGCTCAGCGGCTGCTGGAGCGGGCCTCCGAACTCCTGGACTCCGACTTCCTCCTCACCGCGATCTACGACGTGGACGACGCCGGGATGCCGACGCACCCCCTGGTCGCCGCCGGATTCCGGGACGCCGTCTGTGCACAGGTGGAGTTCTGGGGCGAGGTCGGCGAGGAGACCGACATCGCTGGCCCCCTCAAGGCAGCGCAGATCGGCAGCGTGAACCTCCAGTTCGGCGGCGGGCCCGATGGGTCTGGCCCCTCGTACTACGCGCCCAAGCTCCTTCGGGCGCTCCAGCTCATCCCGAAGGACCGCATCCGGTTCACGGCCCTGGCGAACTGCTGATGGCCCTCCCTCGCCGCTTCCTGCGGCACCGGATCACCGTCGAGCCGTACGCGGGCCGGTCCAGCACGGGCCCGCTGTACGGGCCGCCAGTCGATGTGAGGTGCCTACTGGACCAGAAGACGCGGAACGTACGGACGCCGACCGGCGACACGGTCGTCTCCTCCTCCACCGCGTACGCCTCCCCGGGCACAACGGCCCCGCCGCTGTCCCGGGTCACGCTCCCGGGCGGACGCCAGACCCGGGTCATTCAGGACGCGCCCCGGGACAGCGGCGGCCTCGGAGCCCCTGACCACGTGGAAATCCAGCTCGAATAGGGGGCCGCCGCATGCCCGCGCGCTACAGACTCCGCTTCAACGGCGACCAGGTGGTACGCGCGCTCCGCCCCGCCGCCGCCCGCGGCGCGTTCCTCGCCGCGGGGTACGTCCTCGGCGAGACCCAGGCCGTCGTCCCCCTCGACGAAGCAGCCCTGTCCCGGTCCGGGACGGCGTCGGTCGACGAGGCGACGCTGACCTCCGCCGTCAGCTACGACACCCCGTACGCGGTCAGGCAGCACGAGGAGCTGGACTTCCAGCACGCGCCCGGCCGTCAGGCGAAGTACGTCGAGCAGCCGCTGAACCAGGCCCGTCAGCAGGTAGCCGCGATCGTCGCGGCCGAGCTCCGGCGGGCGCTGCGATGACGTCGTACACCGTCGACCTCCTGGAGGGCCTGGCCGAGCTGATGACCGCCGAGGGCCTCGGGGTCTACCGGCCCGACAGCCCGATCCGGCCGGGTGAGACCCCGATCGTCCTGGGCGCCATGCCTGAGGAGCCCGCCCGTGCGTACGTCCTCACGCCGTACCCGGTCGAGGACACGGACACCACGGACGCGATCACGGCCGTGCAGATCCGGTACCGCGCCGGCCCCGACCTCCGCGAGGTCTGGAGCCTCGCCGACGGGGCCTTCCGGCTGCTGCACGAGCGGCGCAGATACCGGCTCCGCAGCGTCTACGTGGCCTTGTCCTGGCGCGAGTCCGCCGGGCTCATGGGCCAGGACGCCGCTGGCCGCACCGAGCTGACCAGCAATTTCTACTTCCGGACCACCAGGCCGGGCCCCTTTCTGAACGACTAGGAGATCGCGCATGTCGACACCCACCCCGGAGACCGCTCTCGCCCGCCGGTGGCGCTGGCAGCTCAACATGGGCACCACCGAGGCCCCGGAATGGACGACGGTGATGGGCGTCACCGACTTCAAGCCGCCGATGCCCGACCCCAACATCGAGGACAGCTCGGACTACGAGTCGGAGGGCTGGAACGGCAACACGAAGACGGCCCAGTCCTGGGAGCTGACCACGACCCTGAACCGCAAGGTCAACGACCAGGTGAAGGTGTACCACCCGACCCACGAGAAGCTGCGCCTCGCGGCCTTCGAGTGGGGCTCCGGCTCGAAGGTGCACTCGCGCTGGTTCGACCGCGAGGGCTACCCCGAGGCGTACGAGGGGACCGGCATCGTGAAGTGGGAGGAGTCCGGCGGCGAGCACACCGCGCTCGGCCAGGTGGAGATCACCATCACCGGCGACGGCAAGATCACTCCGATCACGAACCCGATCGCCTGATGGCCGGCGACTTCGAGGCGCTCGAAGCCTTCCTCGACGACGTCCTGGAGCTCCCGGTCACGGGCAAGGACGGCGTCGAGCGGGTCTACCGGATCGAGGACCCGGCGGCTGAGGACGGCGTCCGGATCGAGAAGATCACCACGCTGGCAGCCCGGATGGTGGCGGGCGGGGCCCCGGTCGACTCCCAGGCCCTCGACGACGAAGAAGAGCTGGACCTCTACAAGATGTGCCTCGGCGACCAGTACGACCCCCTCCTTCGAGAGGTCAGCTGGTCCCGCTTCAAGCACGTCGCGATCACCGCGATGATGTGGATCACGGTGGACCGTGAGACGGCCGCCCAGTACTGGAAGACCGGGGCGCAGCCGGGAAAAGCTCCGAATCGCGCGGTACGGCGGAAGTCGGGCGAGCGCGGCTCCTCGGCAAAGGGTGCGGCGAGTACGACGAAGCCACCGGCCTCTACGAGTGGTACGAAGACGGCGTCCCAGCCCAAAAAGCGAGCAAAGGCCAAGGCCAGCAGCTGACTTGGGCGGCCCTGCTGGAGCAGTGGGCGCTGATCGAGTGCGACTTCCAGCAGACGTACGGGATCGACCTCGACACCCCCGGGCTCATGCGGGCGCGCAGCTGGCGCTGGCTGAAAGCGCGTATCTACGGGCTCCTGTCTGCGGAGACCCGGATCAACCGGCACTTCGCGCCTCCTGAGCGCAGCAAATAGGGGAGGCCACCGTGGCGTTGACCGTCGGCGAGCTGGTCGGTTACATCCGGCTCGACGACGGGGATGTGCGCCCTGCCCTCCGCCGAGCGGAGGGCGACCTCACCGCGTCCGGGCAGCGGATGGCCGACGACGCCGAGCAGGCCGGGCAGCAGGCGGGCCAGGCCCTCGGCGACGGCTTCATCCGGGCCGCCGACGGCAGCATCCGGGACGCCCGTGGGCGGTTCGTCGCGGCCGCCCGCCGGTCCGGCGACGCGGCCGGGGAGGCCCTCGGCGACGCGCTCCGCGACGGGGCCCAGGAGGGGGCCGACGACGCGGTCCAGGCTGCCGAGGGCGGTCTCTCCCGGCTCCAGACCATCGCGGCCGGCGCGGGCATCGCCGCCGGGGCCGCCCTCATGGTCGGGATCACCGACTACCTGGAGCAGTCCCAAATCCTGGGGACGCTGGAGGGGCGGATCGCCGGCACCCCAGCGGTTGCCCAGAAGTATGGCAAGGCCGCAGGCCGCCTCTTCGCCTCGGCGATGGTGGAGGACTTCCAGACCGCCGCCGACACCATGGCCGCGATCAGCCAGAACGGGCTGATCCCGACCGGTGCCACCGAGAAGCAGCTCGACGCGCTCGGGGTCCGGATCGCGACGACCGGGAAGATCCTCGGCGAGGAGGTCGCCCACGTCTCGACGACCGTCGGGAAGATGGTCAAGACGGGGATGGCCCGTGACGTCGAAGAGGCGATGGACATCCTCGTTAAGGCCCAGCAGAAGGGCCTGAACGCGAGCGAGGATCTCCTCGACACATTCAATGAATATTCGACCCAATTTCGCAAGGTCGGAATTGATGGCCCAACGGCAATGGGCCTTGTGTCGCAGGCCCTTGCCGGGGGCGCGCGCGACACTGATATTGCGGCTGACGCGATCAAGGAATTCTCGCTTCTGTCTATCGACGGCAGCGAGGCGGCGGCCGAGGCGTACAAGGCACTTGGGCTTGACGCCGACAAGATGATCAAGGTTCTCGCCGGCGGAGGTCCCAGGGCCACGAAGGCGATGGACACGATCTTCGATAAGATCCGTGGACTCGACGACCCCGTCAAGAAGAACACGGTCGCGCTGGGCCTTTTCGGGACCAAGTTCGAGGACCTCGGCGGCGCTTTCGACACCATGGATCCGTCGAAGGCAGCCGCGAAATTCGGCACCTTTTCCGGGGCGGTCGACAAGGCCGGAAACTCCATCCAGCAGTCCGCTGGTGTGCGCGTCGAGGCTTTCAAGCGCGGCGTGACACAGGGCATCGTGAATGTTCTGGGCACCCAGGTGATTCCGGCCCTGATTCGGTTTGGGCAGTGGGCGCAGAAGAACGGCGTCACCCTGCGCATCGTCGCCGGGGTCGTCGCGGGTGTGCTCGTGCCGGCGTTGGTTCTGATGGGCGTGGCCGCGACGGTGCGGGGCGCGCAGGTGGTGGCCGGGTGGGTCATGTCCGGTGTCGCCGCGCTGCGGTCGGCCGGAACGCAGATTGCGGCGGCCGGCCGCGTGGCCGGTGCGTGGCTGCTGATGGCGGGCCGCGCGGTGCTCAACGGGGCCCGAGTGGCGGCCGGGTGGCTGATGGCCGGCGCGGGGGCGGCTGCGTCGGCGGCCGGTCAGGTGGCTGCGGGTGCGCGCGTGGTCGGGGCCTGGCTGCTGATGGGTGTGCAGTCCCTACTCCAGGGTGCCCGGATGGCTGCCGCGTGGGTGATCGCGATGGGCCCGGTCGGCTGGGTGATCGCCGCGATCGTCGGGCTCGGCGTCCTGATCTGGAAAAACTGGGACAAGATCGTCAAGTGGACCACCCAGGCGTGGGGGTGGATCTGGAGCAAGATCAAGGGCATCGGAGCAGCCATCATCGGCTTCTTCCTCCGGTGGAATATCGTCTCGATCTTCCTGCGGCACTGGGACCGCATCAAATCCGGCGCCACAGCCAAAGCGGTCCAGCTCATCCAATGGGCCTCCGGCCTACCTGGACGCATCAGTGCGGGCCTCGGAAGCCTGGGCTCGCTGCTGCTGGAGAAGGGACGCAACGTCGTCCAGGGCCTGTGGTCGGGGATCCAGGCGATGGGCGGCTGGATCAAGTCCAAGATCATGGGCTGGGCGCGGAGCGTCATCCCCGGGCCGATCGCGAAAGCGCTCGGGATCGCGAGCCCCTCGAAGGTGACGAAGGCGCAGGGGCGGTGGATCGCCCGCGGCCTGGTCGACGGACTCACCGGCTCCGCAAAGCAGGTCCGGGCGGCGGCCGCGAAGCTCGCGGACATCGTCACCGACAGCCTCCGCCCGAGGAAGACCCGGTCGAAGGCGCTCGGCCGGATCAGCTCCGACAGCAAGAAGCTGGTGAAGCTGGCGACCCGGGAGGCCGTGGTCGCGGCGCGGCTGAAGACCGCGCAGAAGAAGCTCGCCGACCAGATCAAGGCCCGCGACACCCTCGCCGCCGACGTGCGGAAGGGCATCCTCGAAGCCGGGAACATCACGGCGGACGGCGGGCCGACCAGCGCCGACCAGATCATCCAGACGCTCGACGCCCAGGCATCCCGGGCCCGGACCTTCGACGCGCACCTGGCGGCGCTCCGCAAGAAGGGGCTCAGGGCCGACCTGATCTCGCAGATCGCGCAGGCCGGGGTCGAGCAGGGCGCCTCGGCGGCCGCCGCTCTGGCTACGGCGTCGCAGGCGCAGATCAAGCAGGCCAACGCGAATCAGGCGGCGCTCGTCAGGGCCGCAGGGACCGCGGGGGTAACCGCGGGCGACGCGATGTACGGCGCGGGCATTCAGGCCGGCCAGGGTCTCGTCCGTGGGCTCCAGCGGGAGCAAGCGGCGATCGAACGGCAGATGCTGAAGATCGCTACCGGCATGCAACGGGCGATCCGGCGGGCGCTCGGCATCAAGAGCCCGTCTCTGGTGATGGCGGCGATCGGGAAGTACATCCCGCGCGGCCTGGTCGCGGGAATCGACGGCGAGCGTGGCCTGGTCGACCGGTCGATGGCCGGCCTGGTCGACCCGGACGCGGTGATCACGCCGCCGGGTGCGGGCGCGTACGGCGGCGGCTTCAGCTCCGGCTCACGGGGTTCGTCGGCTCCGACCGTGATCGAGATCCGGTCCGACGGGTCCCGTCGCTCGGACTGGCTCGTCGAGGAGCTGCGCAGCTCCGTGCAGGCGAAGGGCGGGGACGTTCAACTCGTCCTCGGCGGAAGGAGGTAGGCGATGGCCTTTCCCGAGGACCCGCTCGGGCTCCGTGCGGAGCTCCGGATCGGCGGCACCTGGGTGGACGTGACGAAGCGCGCGTATACGCGGGACCCGATCCGGACCGTGGCGGGGATGAGCGCGCAGGGCACCGGGGTTGACCCGGCGTCCCTGTCCCTCACCCTCAACAACAAGGACGGACACTTCTCGCCGAGGAACGCTCTGTCGCCGAACTACGGCAAGCTCGGACGGAACACCCCGGTCAGGATCTCGGTGCCGGGCGGGGAGACCTACCTGTCGCTGGACGGGGCCCCTGGTGCCCGTGCCGTCACGGCGGGCACCGGCCTCCCGGCCGGGTCGACTGACCTCGACCTGCGAGTCGAGCTCGCCCCCGAGACCTGGTCGCCGACCGATGCGACAGAACTGCTCAGCCGGTGGGACCCGGCCCCGGGGCGCTCCTGGGTCCTCGTCGTGCAGGCGAAGACCGGGCGCCTGCAAGTGAACTGGTCGCCGAACGGCACCGACAGCAGTGGGGCGGTGTCGCCGGCACTGGAGCTCCAGCCGGGCGAGCGGGCCGCAGTTCGCGTCACCCTGGACGTGGACAACGGGTCGGGCAGCCATGTGATCACCTGGTACAAGGCGCCGACCCTGGCGGGGCAATGGACTCAGCTCGGGTCGCCGACCGTGCGGTCCGGCACCACGTCGACGTATGCGTCCTCGACGCCGCTTTCGATCGGCGATATCCCGACCACGTCGTGGATCGGGATGCCGGGCCGGGTGCACGGCGCGGAGATCCGGGCGGGCATCGGCGGGCCCGTGGCGGCCAAGGTCGACTGGGCGACGGCGACACCCGGAGCACCGTCGCACACGGACGCCACCGGCCGAGTGTGGGCTCTCGAAGGCGACGCGAAGATCACCACCCAGGAGCCCATCGGCGTCGGAGAAATCGCGTCCTGGCCGTCGAGGTGGGCCCCGTCTGGCCAGGATGCGTGGGTGCCGGTCGAGGGCGCGGGGATTCTGCGGCGGATGCAGCAGGGCCGGAAGGCGCTCAACTCGACGCTACGGCGGCGCATCCCGAGTGGGGTGCCGGTGGCGTACTGGCCGATGGAGGAGGGCGACAGCGCGACCCAGGCGTACAGCCCGGTCCCTCGGTGCGCGCCTCTCGTCGCGCCAGGGCTGGACTGGGCGTCGGCCGACACACTGCCGGGCTCGTCGCCGCTGCCGACCATCACGGCGGGGTCCACCCTGAAGGCGTCCGTGCCCGCGTACCCCGCCAGCACCTCCTGGCAGCTGGAGTTCGTGTACTTCCGGGCCGTGGAGCCGACGCTCCTGATGCCCATCCTGGAGCTGGCCACTGGGGTTTCTCCGTGGCCTCGCCTGTCGGTACGGATCGGCCCCGGCGGCGGGGTCACCATCATGGGGACCAGCGCCGACGGCGAAAGCTCGTCGGCGCTACTGACTGGTGGGTCAGGACCGGTCGCAGGTCAGTGGAATCGCTTCCGGTTGACGCTGACACAGGACGGAACGCTCGTCCGGATCTCCGTCCTGATCCTCCCGATCGGCGGGTCTGGAGGCGTCTGGAACCAGTCCTTCACCGGCACTGTGGGCCCTCTTCGAGGGATCAGCGGGTCCTACACCTCCGTACTGGAGGGGACGGCGATCGGGCACCTCTCGGTCTTCAGCAGTACCGGCGTGCAGGTGATGGACTACGCCGACCACGGGTACAACCGGGAGACCGCGGGTGCCCGAGCGCTTCGGCTCGCGGCCGAGGAGGGGGTGCAGCTGGCTGTCGTGGGCGACCCGGCTGATAGCGCGCTGATGGGTCCGCAGCGTCCGCAGACTCTGGTGGAGCTGCTGCACGAGTGTGCGGAGGCCGACGGCGGAATCCTCATGGAACGGCCGGACGCTCTGGGGCTGGTCTACCGGACGCGGACCTCGCTCTACAACCAGTCACCGAAGCTTGTGCTGCCGTACGGGGCGATCGCTCCGTCACTGGAGCCGGTCGAGGACGACCAGGCGGTGCGGAACGACGTCACCGCGTCGCGGCGCGGCGGCGGGTCCGGGCGCGCGGTCGTCGAGACCGGCCCCCTGTCGGTCCTGCCGTCCGAACAGGGCGGTGTGGGCATCTACGACGAGTCCGTCGAGCTGAACCTCGCGGACGACTCGCAGGCGCAGCCGATGGCGTCGTGGCTCGCGCACCTCGGCACGGTGGACGAGGCCCGCTACCCGAGCATCAAGATCAACCTGCACAAGCACCCGGAGCTGATCCCAGCTGCGCTTCGCCTCCGGATCGGAGACCTCGTACGGCTGACCGGACTGCCCCTGTGGGTGGGTGAGTCGACGACGGATCTGCACGTGATGCAGATCCAGCACGAGCCACGCCCTCGCGCGTGGACGGTCACCCTGGTCTGCACCCCGGCGAGCCCGTACCGGGTCGGCGTGGTCGGGGATCATGTGTATGGGCGGGTGGACACGTCCGGTACTGTCCTGGCCGCCCCGGTGACGGAGGACGCCACGGCGTGGCCGATCACCGTCACGGCCGGCCGCGACTGGATCACCACCGCGGAGTCCCCGAGTGACTTTCCGTTCGACGTGAAGGCCGGCGGCGAGGTCGCCACCTGCACCGCGATCACTGGGCAGGCGGAGGACGACTTCACCGGCCGGACCACGTCGAATGGGTGGGGCCCGGCACCCAGCGGCCAACCGTGGACACTCCTCGGCGGCGTCCCCGGTGACTACGCCGTGTCCGGTGGGGTTGGCCAGCACTCCATGACCCCCCGGGACACCATCCGGCACACCCTCGCCGCCGCGAGCGCGGCCGATCAGGATCTCCGGTTCGACTGGGCGCTGTCCGCCCTGCCGGTCGGCGATTCGGCGTACATCTTCCCCATGGTCCGAGCCACCGGCATCTCGTCCATGTACTTCGGCCGAGTGCAGGTCGCTGCGAGTGGGGCCATGACGCTCACCCTCCGCAAACGGTCCGGTTCCGAGACGCAGCTCGGTACGGCCTACGCCACAGGGCTCACGTACACGCCGGGGACCTGGTACACCGTCCGCCTGGCCGTCACCGGCAGCACCCTCAACCTGCGGATATGGCCGCGCGGCACACCCGAGCCGACCGCGTGGCACCTCTCCGCCGTCGACACCGACCTCACCGCGCCGGGGAGCGTCGGCTGCCGCTCCCTGCTCGGCGGCGCAGCCACGAATGCGTCGCTGATCGCGAGCTTCGACAACGTGCACTGCACCCCGCAGCAGATGACCGTGGCCCGCGCCGTCAACGGCATCCGCAAGAGCCACGGCCCCGGTGTTGACGTGAGGCTCGCCCACCCGACCATCGTCGCCCTATGAGGAGGAGCGCATGCTCTGGCAGCCCGGCATGAGGATCACCGATCTGAGGCTGAATGACTTCACGCCCATCCCTTTGACCAGCACGGCCACGCCCGCGTCCGGTTTCACCGTGTCCACATTCAGTGGGCGGCGGGCGGGAGGAGTCACGGAGTGGACGCTGATCCTCATCCGGTCGGGCGCCTCCCTCGGCGCCGCGGACTCGGCGGGAAACATCGGCGACATCGCGTGCGCCACGCTGCCGCCGGACTGCCGCCCTGCCGACATGTACGTGACCAGTTTCGACAAGGCCGGGACCGCCAGCGGCAGCGTCCGGATCCTGCCCAGCGGCGTCTGCACCCTGACCAGCATGGACCCCACCAGCTCCATCGCTTCTGGCGCCAGCGTCAACTTCGCCGGCACCTTCGTCACCGGCTAGCCCGCCCCGTCCTCACCCGCCCCACGCCACCCCGGCCTGGGGCTTCTTCATGCCTTGGAGGCACCCATGGACACCACCGGCAGACACCCGAGCACCGCCCAGGCGGTCCGCGGCCTCGCCTACGACCACCTCCCCGCTCACCTCCAGGAGGTGAGCAAGCCCTTCCACGACCTTGGACAGCAGCTCCTCGACAGGCTCCCCGACGACCCGGAGCTGAGCGCGGCCCTGCGGAAGCTCCGGGAGGCGAAGGACTGCGCGGTCCTCCTGGCCGCGATCTCGGAATCCGATGAGGGGAGCAGATGATGGCCGTGCCGCTGTCCGCCGACAAGCTGCTCAAGGCGCTTCGCGACGAGGGGCTCCACGTCGTCGAGCATCGGAGCTGGCGCACCAACAACCGTAATCACAAGGGACCGTGGGGCCCGACGCACGGGGTGATGATCCACCACACCGTCACCACCGGGACCGCCTCGTCGGTCGAGCTCTGCTACAACGGCCACTCCGCCCTTCCCGGCCCGCTCTGCCACGGCGTCATCGCCAAGGACGGCACGGTCCACCTCGTCGGGAACGGCCGGGCCAACCACGCCGGACTCGGCGACGACGACGTCCTGCGCGCCGTCATCGCGGAGAAGGCGCTGCCTCCGGACAACGAGGCCAACACCGACGGCAACCGGCACTTCTACGGCTTCGAGTGCGTCAACCTCGGTGACGGCAAGGACCCGTGGCCGGCGGCCCAGTTGCTCGCGATCGAGCGGGCGTCGGCGGCGGTCTGCCGGGCGCACGGCTGGTCGGAGCGGTCGGTGATCGGCCACCTGGAGTGGCAGCCGGGCAAGGTCGATCCGCGCGGGTTCAGCATGAACGGGATGCGCGGCCGGGTCGCCAAGCGGCTGGGCGGCGCGCCGGACGGCCCCTCCGACCCGCCGCCCAGACCGAGGTACGAACCGTTCCCGGGGGCCGCGTTCTTCACGGCCGGCCGCAACAGCGCGATCGTCACGGCGATGGGCAAGCGGCTGGTGGCGGAGGGCTGCGGCCGGTACACGGTGGGCCCGGGGCCCGCCTGGTCCGAGGCCGACCGGAAGTCGTACGCCGCCTGGCAGCGCAAGCTGGGCTACACGGGCGGCGACGCGGACGGCATCCCCGGCAAGAGCTCGTGGGACCGGTTGAAGGTGCCCAATGTCTGAGGCGCGCGTTCTCGAGAGCCCCAACCCCAGCCTGGTCCACCGCCTGGCCCAGCCCGTGCCCGCGCACCTGATGCGGGAGTACCTGGCCAGCCGCCCCGCCCATACCCCTGTCCCGGAGACGTTCCGGGGCCCGAACTGGAAGCAGGACTGACCATGGCACGTTCCACGGAGCCGATCGAGAAGAAGGTCAAGGCCAGCTCCGCCGTCACCTACCTGGCGAGCCTCGCGGGCCTGGCGGTCCTCGGCGGGGTGACGGACGACCCTTCGCTCATCAGCTCCATGCCGGATGCGCTGGAGCCGTTCATCCTCGCCCTGGTCCCGGCCGCCGCTGCCGCGATCGCCGGGTGGGCGGCCCCGCACACCCCCCGTACGGGCACCTGATGCGCGCCGCGCTGGCCTGGTGCTGGGCGCGGCTGGGCTGGCGCGGCCTCACCCTCCTCATCACCGGCGTCTCCTGGGTGACGTACGGGGCGAGCCTGACCGTGCAGCCCCGGTACGGCACCGTGCGGGGCATCAGCGTTTTGCTCGGCCTGGTACCGATGCCGGTCTGGGGGTGGGGGTGGATCGGCTGCGGGGTGATCGCCCTCGTCTACGCGGTGGCCCGCCCCGGCCGGGATCTCCCGGGCGTCGCGGCGTCAGTGGCTCCGCCGCTGCTGTGGTCGCTGGCGTACGCGCTCGGCGGCGCGGCCGGGGCGTCCGGTACCGCGTGGGGGGCAGTGATGCCCTGGGGGTCGCACGCCATCCTCATCGCGATCGTCGCCTACCTCACCCGACCTCGGCTGATCGTCCCGAAGGTGGTGAGACATGGAGACGAGTAGCTGGCTGGGGCTGCTCGCGGTGCTGATCACCACGATCGGCACGGTGCTCGGCACCTGGCTGGGCCGGACGAAGACCACGGTGCAGGAGATCCCGGCGGAGGGGGTGGACCCGGCACCCGCGCAGCCCGAGGGCACGTGGACGGTGTCGCCCGAGATGTACCGCTGGTTCCAGGACCAGATGGCGTCGATGCACGGGCGCATCAGGACCCTGGAGGACGCGGAGGCCGAGGCGCGGACCCGGGCGGATCGTACGGACCGGCTGCTCGGCCTGGCGCTCGACCACATCAGCCAGCAGGACGCCCGCCTCACCGCCGCCGGCATGCCCCTCGTCCCCATGGACCCCGAACTCGTCGCAGCCCGCGACGCCCGATGAACCGCCCCCGCTTCCGGCTTCGGCCGGAGGCGGGGGCTTCTCGTCGTTCCGGGACCGTGGCGCAGGATCACCGGCTAGCATCACGTGAAGCAAACTTGCTGATTCTCGTGCTGGTGACGGGTTAAGCCGCAGGTCACGAACTACGGTCCCCGCGTACGCGGGGGTGATCCCGGCTGCGGCATCACCGCGGCCTTCTTCTTCGGACGGTCCCCGCGCACGCGAGGGTGGCCCCCCTCCGAGGAGCGCGGTTCCGGCGGCCATCGGACGGTCCCCGCATACGCGGGGGGGGCCCCATCAAACTGTCCTCGGCGGTAAGCCCGGCGGAACAGTACGACTTCCCACTCTGCCGAGTGAAGCGCACCCGATTCGGCAACGGGTGGGGCACGTAGGCCGATACCAAGACTCCGTGATCACCAAGACCATGCGGGGCCTTGCCGCCGCCGCTCTCACCATCCTGCCCCTGCTGTCCGCCGCACCGGCCCAGGCCGCCGAACCCCTATCTCTGGCCGATGCCGTCCAGCAGCTGCCGCTCGCCGCTGAGTCCCGCGAGGGATACCAGCGCACCAGCTTCAAGCACTGGGTCGACGCCGACAAGGACTCCTGCAACACCCGCATGGAGGTGCTGATCGCCGAGTCCCGGGTGAAGCCAACGATCGAGGGTGCCTGCAAGGTCACCGGCGGCGAGTGGTACTCGTACTACGACGGGTTCACCCTGACTGCCCCGGGCGGGCTGGACATCGACCACATGGTGCCGCTGGCCGAAGCCTGGGACTCCGGGGCCTCCAGTTGGACGGCGGCTCGACGTGAGGCTTACGCGAACGACCTGGACGCCGATCGGAGCTTGGTCGCGGTGACCGCCCGGTCGAACCGATCCAAGAGCGACCAGGACCCGTCGACGTGGCTGCCGCCGCTGGCTGACGCCCGCTGCACCTACGCCACGGACTGGGTGGCGACGAAGCTCCGCTGGGGGCTGTCCATCGACCAGGCGGAGGCGGAGGCTCTGACCGAGCTGGCCGAGGGCTGCGGGCAGGAGACCGTGCAGTACGAGCCGGCCACCTGACCTCGCCGCACCCCCTGGGCTCCCACCGTCAAGGCGGTGGGAGCCTTTCGTCATGCCGCCGGGTGCCGGACCAGCCGCTTGACCGTCTTCTCCAGCTCATACCGAGACTGTCCGGTCGCAGCTGCGTGCTCGGTGTACGCCTGCTGCACGGCGGCCGCCGTTTCTACGGTCAGGGCGCCCGCCTGCTGCTCGGCCCAGGCATTCCGTTCCAGCTCAATCAAGGACTCGGGGATGTCGGTATCAGCCACGGCCGAAATCGTACGGCCCGCCCACTCCTTCTCGCGTTCCGCCCCGCCGACACCCTTCGCGGCTGCACGATGGACTGGCACAGCCGTAGAAACTCGCGCAATTCCCGACCAGCGGAGGCGGCCATGACCCTACATTTCATCGCAAAGGACCCGGAGACGAACGGCGATCATTGCCCGACGATCTGGTTCGATGACGTCGCGCAGGAGTTCGTCGTCCAGGGGTGGAAGGCCAGCCCCGAACTGGAGGCGAAGTGCCGGGAGTCCGGGCCGATTCCGGAGAACGAGGCCGTCGTACGACTGCCGGCCCGCATGAGCGAGGCCATGAAGGAGGCGCTCGGTGTCGCAGCAGCTGCCCCCGTTCGCTGAGCTCCTGGCGCAGTGCACCACCTCAGCCGTGCACCTGGAGACGCGCGACCTCTACGCGACCGACGTGGAAGACCACGATCTCAAGGCGTGGCGCGCGGGCGAGCTGGCAGACGTCTCCGATCGGTCATCGTGGTGGAGTTGGTTTCACGACGCCGTGGCCGACGCCGTCGCCCGTGGGGTGGCCGTCCAGCGGGCTCGCGTCGTCAGCCTGCCCGCCACGGAGTACATCCGCTTCGAGCATGCGTGCACGCCTCGGAACCTCGCCGCAGGTGAGGATGTCCGCTGGCTCCCACGCGACCAGGCCCTCGGGCTGCTCCTCCCGGCGCACGACTACTGGCTCTTCGACGGTCAGGTGGTCAGGTGGCATCACTTCGCCGGGGACGGTAGGCACCTCCGTGACGAGCTGGACGAGCGCCCGGTGTCGGCGGACCATGCGGGGAAGGCGTTCGCTGCGGTCTGGGACCGGGCCGTGCCGCACGCGGAGTTCGTGCTCGACTGATGCCGCCCTCCTCGTCAGCCCGCGTCCAGGAGGCGCGCGACCGGATCGCATTCCGTCTGCGCGGCCTCCGTGCTGACGCGGGCCTGACGGGGCAGCAGCTAGCGGAGCTCACCGGCTGGCAGGGCTCGAAGGTCAGCCGGTTGCAGAGCGGCCGGTCCCAGCCCAGCGACGAGGACATCCGGGTCTGGTGCCGGGCGTGCGGCGCTGAGGACGAGGCCGCAGACCTCATCGCATCGGCTCGCCAGGCGCAGCAGATGTACACGGAATGGAGACGCGTCCAGGGGCGCGGTCTCAAGGGCGTGCAGCAGGCCCGTACGCCGTTGTACGAGCGCACGAAGACGATGCGGGTGTACAGCTCCAGCGTCATCCCGGGGATGCTCCAGACGCGCGCCTATGCCGCCGCGCTGCTCTCCGAGATCTCCCGCTTCAACCGAACCCCGGACGACTCGTCGGCGGCCGCCGACGCCCGGGTGGAGCGGTCCCGGGTCATCCGGCGCGCGGGTCGGCGCTTCCCGATCCTGATCGAGGAATCCGTCCTCCGGCGCCAGGTCGGCAGCACGGAGACGATGGCCGAGCAGCTCGGGTACCTGCTCCAGGTGGCCGCATTGCCGACGGTGACTCTCGGCATAGTGCCGTCGCGCGCCATGCCCATGTGGCCGTTGGAGACCTTCACGATTTTCGACGAAGAGCAGGTCGGGGTTGAGCTGCTGACGGCGGCGATCACCATCACGACGCCGTCGGAGGTCGCTCAGTACCTGGCTGCGCACGAGGAGCTCAGCGCCGGTGCGGCGCACGGGCCAGCGGCATTGCGGCTGATTGCTCGGGCCGTCTCGGAGCTCGCGTAGAAACCGATAGAAACTCTCCACCGGGCTCACCCCGGCACCCCTACGGTCGGCGTATTCCTCACCGACTGCGACGGGGGGCCTACCCGTGATGACGATCAAGGTGTACGAGGTGAACGGCGACGGGGTCACCCGCGTCGTGCGCGAGGAGGCGGAAGTTGTGCCTCTCGAACAGCCGGAACCCTCCCACCGGTTCCCGGCCTGCACGTGCCCGCAGTGCGAGGCGGGGCAGTGATGCCGGTTGCCGAGCGCGCCCAGCCGGACCAGGCGTACCGCACGCTGCTCGGGCACACCACGACGTGCGCGGCCTGCCGGGCCGCCAGCGGCCCTTGCCCGATCGCTGCCCGCCTGACGCGGGCCTGGCGGAGGGACCGCCGGTGACCAAGAACCCGCCCGCCAATCCGGGAGACGAGCTGGACGACCTGATCTGGCTTCAGGAGACCCGCGAGAAGCGGCTCGCCGACGCGAGGCGCGAGAACTGAGACTCCCGGCCCGGCCGCCCATTCCCTGGAAGGACAGCGGCCGGGCCGGGTCACCATCCATCCAGCAGGACGGAGGCACCACCATGCGTACCACCGACACCCGCCCCAGCACACCCCCCGGGCGGCGCCCATGACGACCACCACGGTGTCGCCGACCGCAGTGACCACCTGCGAGGCATGCTGGAAGGAGCCGGTGGAGGGCCTGCGGGTCACCTCGGCCGGCACGGATCTGCTGTGCCGCCCGTGCGCCGTCGGCAACTACCCGCGGCGCGTCGACCTGTTCCCGCCGCTCGGCATCTTCGGGTTGACGGAGCGCCAGATCGAGGCGGGCAAGCACGGGTCCGGTTCACCGAAGACCCCGCCGGACCAGGGACCGCCGCTGCCTCACCCCCCGCCGACTCCGTCGCCGCCGGGCACGCCGCCGGTCTAGGCGACGAGGTCGGCGAGCGGGACGCCAAGGGCGGCCGCCAGGCGGAGCAGCATGCTGAGACTGGGGTCGGACATCGCGTACTCGATGCGGTGGACGGTCTTGTGATCCATCCCTGCGCGCTCGCCGAGCTGTATCTGCGTCAGTCCGCGGTCCTCTCGGAGCTCGCGGAGATGCCGCCCGATCTGCTGCCGGCGGGCGAGCGCCCGGTCCGGGGGCGGTTCGGTCGTCACCGGTCCACCGTCAGACGATCATGATCCGATGTCTTTACCTGGCCAGGTAAATTTGCGGATCATGAACAGGTGTGCGGTCAGGTTGTGATGGGCGTCCGGCCTCGACCGCACCTCCTCGGCCACATTTGGCCGGGGTGCGCCGCCCCACCCCGCGCGAGGGGTGGGGCGGTTTACTGTGTGCAGCACGACGCCCCCCTGCCGAATTCACCGGCAGGGGGGCGCGCTCCGACCCGGAGCCTCCCGAGCATCCGGGCCGGGTCCGTCTGGGGCTGGGCGTCAGACGGGGCCGAGAGCGCCGACCGTCTCCCCACCAGGCACTCTACGCACGGCGCACCCGCGATCTACAGGGGGTACGCCCAGTGCACACAGAGTCGTGACACCGTGTGCGAATCACGGAAGGTCCCGCTCCGGGGACCGCCCCCACCAGGCCATGACCTGGTACAGCGTGCGAACGCCGAGCCGGTCCCGAAGGGCCGCAAGCTCCTTCGTCACTGTGCGCTCCGCGAGCCCGAGCCGGGGGCCGGCCTGCTGCTGCGAGTACCCGGCCTCCAGCTCGTGCAGGATGTCTCGCTGGCGAGCAGTCGTCGCCGCGCCCTCGGTGGCCCGGTGCAGGGCTTGCCACGGGGTCGCGCGGTCCCACATCAGCTCGAAGACCATCCGAGCCCACATCACCGCAGCGCGGTCGGAGACGTGCCACCCCGAGTGCGCGGAGGCCGCCTCGACGACGAGGTTGTCGATGAACAGGTGCTGGCGGTCGAGGAGGACGAGCCGGGGGAAGGCACCGCCGATCACCCGGACGTCGACCCCGGCCTGGATCAGGTCGTCGATGTGCTCCCGCGCCTGGGGGTGTTCGTGGGCGCGGGCGTTGTAGAGGGAGCGGACGCGGGCTCCTCGGCGGCACGCGGCGGCGGTGCGCTCGGCGCCCGCGCGGAGGATCTCGGGGTCGCGGTCGGCCGGCTCGCCTGGCTGGGAGCTGTAGACCTCGGAGGTGGCCGCGTCGGTGAGCGGCAGGATCCGCGCGTTCATGAGTCCGGGCGTGCCGAGGTATTCGGAGCCGGGGCCGCCGTACCAGCGGTGGGGGTCGTAGTCGGCGGCGAGCGCTTCGACGGTGGGGATCTGCGCGATGCGGTCGACGGTGGCGGCGAGGTCGGCGAGGGCGGCTGTCATGAGGTTCTGGGCGATGGCGCGGGGGTCGTGGGCGATGTGCTGGCCGGGGGCGTACGGATCGGGGGCGACGAGGCCGAGGTCGACGAGGTTGGCGAGCCCGGCTTCGTCGGGCGGTACACCGGCGGAGACCGCCCGGTAGGTTTCTGCGGCGGTCTCCGCGAGTAGAGGCGGGCGCGAGTGTCCAAGTTCGTTCAT